AAATAGATTTACAAATTGTTGAAGCAAAGTTATCAACATTAGAACTAGAACCTAATGATATTGTAGTTTTTAAACTAGACCAAAACCTACCGCTACATATTCTAGAAAAAATTAGACAATACCTAGAAGCTATAATTCCTAATCATAAAATTTTGGTACTCAATGCTGATGTAGAAATGACTATATTAAGAGAGAAAAGAAATGCGGTTTGATGAAGAAAATATAAAAAAATATAATTTTATTCCAATGGCGGATAATAAATTTAGAAGTTTATTAAATGGTATGTCATATAGATATCATTATGTGTGTTTAGAATGTGGCTATCCTCATTTAAATAGAAAAGTAGTAAGTAATTTTTGTTGTCATAAATGTACAAGGATTAATGAAAATCACAAAATGGTAGGTTCATTAAATCCTATGTTTGGAAAGACCGGAGAAAAAAGCCCAACCTTTGGAAGAAAACATTCAGTAGAGTCTAGATGTTTAATAAGTGAAAATCACGCAGACGTTAGTAATGAGAAAAATCCTAATTGGAGGGGCGGATACATATCTAGAGATCTTCCTAGATATGATTTATATGCTCCACAACTAGAACCAATTGAAAAATGTGTCCGCGATCCTGAAGACCCAGCACTTTTAAATGTTTTTTGTACTTATAATGGATGTAAAAAACAATTTAGGCCAGCGAGACGAGAAGTCAAAGGCCGATTAAATGGTATTAATTCCGGGCGTGATTGGAATAGATTCTATTGTTCGCCAGAATGTAAACATATATGTCCGTTATTTAAACAAACAGCAGAAAATCTTATGAAGGCAGATGCTATTGCCGCCGGTAGAATTACTTTAAAAAATCTTAGAAACGAAGTTCCAAAATGGATTAGAGACAAGGTCTTAGAGCTAGATGATCATACCTGCCAAATGTGCGGGTCAAAAGATAAGTTACATGTACATCATGAAATTCCTCAGAAAAGAAATCAGATGATGGTAGCCGACATAGAGAATTGTGTATCCGTATGTATTCCTTGTCATGTATGGGTGCATACTCAAATTGATGGTTGTAGGTATCATGAATTAGCAAATTTGGAGTTATGTTAAAATATAAAGGAGAAAAATATGGTTTTCGATCACATTAACAAATCGCTTGGAACAGAAACGTTAACTTTTATTGAACCTTCAGGTATAGAACCTATTCTAAATACAATAAGAGAATATAATCCACAACTTATAGTGGAGATGGGCACCTTCATGGGTGGTCTGAGTAAATATTTCGTAGAACGGTTCCCAAAAATTCCAGTATTCACATTTGATGCTTGGTGGCTTATTAGTCCTGAGGATGCTAAAATCTTCAGAGAAGCTAATGTATCGGTGGTTATTGGTAATGCCTATAAGAATAACCTTATTATTCCATATCTTTTACAATTGCCTACTAAAAAGGTGTTTGTTTGCGACGGCGGGTGTAAAATTACAGATTTTAAGGAATTTGCAGGATATTTAAGAGCCGGGGACTTACTTTTTATACACGATTGGACGAACGGGTCTTATGGAAAAATTATAGAACCTTTACTCTGGAACTTCGACCCCCACCCAATAAATAAAGTATTTGATGAAGCCCCAGATCCGTTCATTAGTGACGCTAGATTCTTTATTCGTAAATCTCATCCAATGGAACTTAAAGCCCCGAATGATATAGGCGGTGTGCTTGTTAACCAACAGAGGGTAGGGTAAAGTAAATGCAAACTATAACGTTAATGGTAGATTCGGCCTCTAGGCCAGATCTACTTAAAATTACGGTAGAAAGCCTTAGAAAAAATCTAAAATGTTCTAGTCCGATAAGATGGATGTTTCATGAGGCTGTGCTTAACGAAGACCTTTCAAACCAATGTCTAGAGTACATTAACAGTTTAGGTATGTTTGAAGTTATCCACAAACAGCATAATCCTCAGGGAGAAATGGTATCGATCGGCACTATGCTAGAGAAAGTAAATTCTCCGTATTTTATTCATTTTGAGGACGATCATGAACTAGTCAGAGAACTTGATCTAGATCTTTGTGTCGATATATTTGAGAAGTGCCCTAAGGTTAATCAAATAGCTTTTAACAAAAGACAGACAATGTCTGATGTGTCTGGATGGAATAAGAAAGAGGTAGAATATGAAGGCTATAAACTAACTACCTCACCACATTGGCGCATCTCTCCGGCCATATGGAGGATGTCTTGGATCAAACCTAGGTGGAAAAGCGTCAAGGGAAATAATGGTCATTGGCTCATGAATGATATTTTGCAACAAGCCTGGAAAGGTCGTCCAGAAACTAAGACAGCCGATTCGGTTATTGAGGTATTAGGAACATTTTATCTTGGGCCTATTGGCGAACACGCATATGTTGAGCATCTTGGTAGATATAGGAGCGGAAGAGTATAATGAAACTACATGTAGCATGCGGTGAAGTGTATCTTAAGGGCTATGTTAACATAGACATTCAGGGATTTGTTAGACAAGAAAATGCTTGGAAAGACCCTAATGAAACAACCTTTGACAATTATTATACAAAACCCTTAGATTTTACGCCTAAGGATACCAGGGCAAATTTTGTTATAGATGAGCGAGTAAACATTTTGTTACCGTGGAAATGGAAAGATAATACTATAGATGAAGTTGTTATGATACAGGCCATGGAACATTTTACATATTTTGATGGGTGTTATATAGTAAAAGAAATTCATAGAGTATTAAAGCCCGGTGGGAAATTTGTTTTTGATTTTCCTGACATTATAGAAACGTTTAATCAATACGCTAATGATTTTGATAAGCTAATTCGCCTTTTATACTGCCACTATCGCGACGTTTTTGCCGCGCATAAAATAGGTTATAATGAAGAAACTTTCACAAGATTATTAAAACTGGAAAATAGAACTTGGTCCTCTATAGAATTTAAAGAGGTTGTAAAACATGCTTATCCAACTATTGGCGGGGTTGCTGTAAAATGATAGATATTGATGTAGTACGTACTTCTGCTTCACGCCCAGAGTTGTTAAAGATCTCAACAGAATCTATTAAGAAAAATCTTAAATACTCTGGAAAACTTAGGTTTCTTCTTCATGAAGATAAACTAAATGAAAAAGCCTCTGCCGAAGTTATGGAATATGCTCATTCTTGCGGGTTATATGATGTTATTAGACAAGACGAAGCCCCAATGATAGGGCATAAGAGATCTTTTCTATGGTTGTTCAGCCAGACTATAACAAAATATGTAATTCATTTTGAAGACGATTATGAGTTGATTAAGGAACTTGACCTAGATCCTATAGTTAATCTTATGGAAAAGTACCCAGATAGAATCAATCAAATATGCTTTAGTAAAAGAGACATATTACCAGACAAGCCGGGTTTTGTAAAGCACACAGAATATTTTGACGGAATTCCTTTAACCACTTCCCAACATTGGATGATGGTTCCTTCAATATGGAGAATGTCTTTTGCTAAAAAAGGAATAGACGGAATCCTTAACTATAAAGTACATGATTTCCATTGGGAACTGAACAAACTTCTGAAGGGTAGAAATGTGATTAACAATGCTGAGTGGGTACTTAGGAATACTAAAACTTTTTACTATGGAAAAGTACGAGAAGGAAAATTAGTAGAGCATATAGGCAAAATTGACAAATCTGTACGAGAAAAAACTTACAAATGGTAGGTTTACTTTGTTACTATAGTTTGTTATAATAAACTAAATTAGGCCAGCCCCTTAATCCATTGGGAAGATAGTAGCAGCCAAAAAAGGAGAACCAAATGGGAAGAGGGTGTTTATGTTCAGAGGGGCGTATTATTCTTACTACTGACGTTACTAGTGGTAGGTCAGACCGAGAATCTTCTTATCGAGCAGATAGGCAATCATTAGAAGATATCCCTAAACATTATTGCTTTACTGATAGTAAAATAGTGGATGAAGATATTCCTAAAGGTAAGTGTATTCGTAGGTGTAATGTTTGCGGGAAAATTTTTGATTCTGAAAAATAGAGATTGCAAGAGAATAAAAGGGAATTATATACTTAACTCCCGAAAGGAAAGAAAATGATCTGGTTCACAGCCGACTATCACTTATCTCATAAGAATATTATCACCTACTGCAATAGGCCTTTTTCCTCGATTAAGGAAATGGACAACTTAATACTAGACAATCTAAAGTCTAGTATTAAGCCCGGAGATGATATATATTTCCTCGGAGATCTATCATTTAATCTAGAGGCTGCCAGAGAGTTTTTGTCTATAGTAAAGAAATGTAATCTGACTTTTATTAAAGGAAACCATGATAAAAGTCAAGTTTTACAAGAATTGAGAAACCACAAAATTCCGATATACGGGCTCAAGACTATAACCTTTAAAGATCAACCTATAGTTCTTTGCCACTATAGCCTTCGGGTCTGGGATCGAAGTCATTTTAATAGTTGGCAACTTTACGCACACAGTCACGGAACCTTGCCTCCGATAGGAAAAGCATATGATGTGGGAGTAGATAATAACAACTTTGAGCCCGTTTCTATAGTAGATCTTTTTAAGATAATGGAAAATAGTCCTAATAATTTTAATTACATAGAGAGGGGGCGAATATGAGTTTATTTCTATTTTGCGCAGCTATGGTTGTATTCTTCGAGATGGGGTTTGTTACTTCATCTTTATTTGCAATGAACAGATTAGATGATAGAAAAACCGCCAAAATTTATTTAACTGAACTTTTCCTAACTGTGGCCCCTCAATGCACTCCCGGAGACAGTTTAGTAGATCTTGTTGCGCAAATAGACAACTATATAGCTGGGCAGAATGATAAAATAAAAAAATTGAAAGAAGAATATATTGAATTGAAAGAAGAATATAATGAGCTCGAATCTTTTTTGGAAAGGCTGAAGGAAGAGGAGGAACTGTAATGCCGACGGGTCAATGCTGTAGAAAATTCCATGTGTGCTAAAGTTGTGGATTAAATAATGGTTGGGAATATGTATATTGTTGTGAAGAACATTGGAAACAAAGTAAAGAATATAAAAAGTGGAGAACAAAATTTAGAGCTCTGTACAAAACCATAAATTCTATACAACAAATGTTTCTTATGGAATTTTTAACTGAGATGGATTCTGATTATGAAAATGAACTTTATGATTGGGTATGGAGAGTTAACTAAATGTTAAGATATATATTTAAATGTGCCGACAGTTATTGTACAGGATTATCGCCCTTTTATTTAATGATTTACAGCATTGTAGTGGGCCTTGAAACAAAGTCCGCGTTTGAATTCGGGGCCGGGTGGAGCACGCGGGTAATTCTTGATGCGTTAAAAGGAACTGGTGGACATTTATATTCTATAAGCACAGATTCTCAGAAAGACGTAATGATAAAAACCGAAATGATTTCTGGAAATCCAATAGGTCCTGGGGTACATGATGTAGAGCAATACTATAGTGAGTATTCAGAAAACTGGACTCATTGTCAGGGCAAATCTGAAACGTATCTTAAAAACCTAAGAACTCAGAATATAAAAGAACCTTTTGGCTTTGTATTGCATGATGGTTCACATACCGAAGAAGTGGTATATAATGATTTAGTTTTTATACTCCAAAAAATGAAATATAACTCTGTTTTACTTGTTCATGATGTTCTTCATTCTCATTGTGGTAAAGGAATGAGAAATGCTGTAGATAAAGCATTGAAGCCTTATGAGTATGAAATTGCAACTTTACCATACGGTTTTGGTTTAAGTATCATAGTTCTTAAAGATAATAAGCATAATGGAATTGTGGAAATAAAAAGACATAAACCTACTAGCCAATTTTTAACGGAGGTCTTATGACCCTTGTATCTGTGTGGATAGCAATTTTCATATTATTGTTTTTTGTCAATAGGATACAAGCTGGGGATTATGATTTTACTCCAGCCTTTCTGAGCGCGGTTCTTATGTTAGTGGGCATAGTATTTACTGCCAGTTGGCTAATCAGGGGGTGCGTGGGATAATGGATAGAAAATTTACTAAAGAAGAAATAGACAATTTTAAAAAATTCCAAGAACAGATGATTAAAGAGGGACTCATAGTTAGAAAAGAGATAAATAAAGAGGTTGCCACATGCAAATAGATGGCAAAGTAGAACAAATTAAAAGGTATAAAATTGTAGGGCCACATTGTTGTGATGAAATGGGTTATCTTTTAAGATCCTCGTCCTTTAATTCTAAATCTGGTGCTATAATGGTCGGAGCTGATTTCTCTGTTGGTATAAAATATCTGGAAATAAGATTTTGCCCTTTTTGTGGAGAAAAAATAACATATAGTGAGACATATCAATGAGGCAGTATAGAATCGCGGTTCTAGGTAAATGGGAAACATACATCTCATATTTTTTGATGGGTAGTCTTCAGGGGGCGTTCCTTAATGGTGGACTCGGAATTCCTATATCTATAGAAAAGAATTCACCCAATGAAATTTGGAATCAATTAAATTTCTTTAAACCTCATGCGGTCCTCGCTCATACGATTTTTGACAGACGACCAAATATTGGAGAGCTATTCGAAGTCTTCAGGAAATATAGAAGACATGGTGGTAAGGTTTTCTATCATGCAGGAGACGCTAGAACTGAACCCAGATATCCTAAAGCCATTAATGATATAGTAGATTATGTTCTATTGAATCATTGGCCTATGATACCTGCCTACAATGTCTGGAAGATCCCCACAATCCACTGGCCGTATGCAGCGTTGGCCCAGGAAGAAATTGCAAAACCTTCAGCTCTATATGTTTGCGACCTAGGATTTGCTGGAAGTTTGGAAAATAATCAGCATCACGCACCTAGGGCCAAGTTTATTCAAGCACTCAAGTCTAAAGTTTCTATTAAAATCTTTCCTACTCCAGAAACCGGTAATACAAGATTTCAAACTCCAGAATTTGCGGCTTCAGCTAAAGGCTGTCTTGGTTTTCAAATGGGGTTGAATATGCCCCTCTATCAGGATGTTCGGCCTTTTCAACTCTGTGGGGCGGGAGCCTTATATTTTCATGATAAACACCCTTCTATGGACAAATTTTTTAAAGATGGAATTCATTATGTCGGCTTTGAAAGAGATAATGTAGAAGATTTCTATAATAAATGGACATATTATCTTAATAACCCTGAAGAGGCTAATAAAATCAGGAAAGAAGCTTTTAGGTACTGTCAGGAACATCATAGTTACAAAGAAAGAATGCGAGGAATAATAAATATACTTGAGGGTAAAGAGTATAAGCTTCACTACATTTAGGTAGAACTTCGGAGACCTTTGGCTCCGACTACACACTATGCCGACTTTAAACACTTAAGACCTTACTTTTAGTCGGAAGTAAGAAAGGAAATGTTATGGTTTACAGCAAAAAAATGATAGTCGTGTTAAAAGTAGATGGTCACATTTTACGGGAATTTAACCACGAGAATCTTTCAGAATTTGAGTCTGAATGTTCTTTGCTCTTACCATTTGGTACAGAGTATTCGTTAATGTTCAAAAATCTGGAATCTAGAGCGGCAAAGTTAAGAGTCTGGATTGATGGAGAAGATGCACTTGGCGGCAACGCTATTTTGGTACATCCAAACAGATCTGTTGATTTAGACGGGTTTATGAATAGTTTCGGTAAAGTTACTAACCGATTCAAATTTATTCAGAAAACTGAACAAATTGTAGAACATCGCGGCGATAGAATAGATGATGGAATGATAAAAGTAGAATGGACCTTTGAGAAACCTAAACCTATTCAAGTTGATGTTTTTCAAAAAAACTACTATGACTGGACTTGGGTAGAACCTATCAAGTACTATCCATATTGTCCTCCGTATTCTCCTACTGTTACGTATGGAAATAGTTCAAATTTGCAAAGTAGAAATATTGGAGAAGCTTCTAATATTTCTTACAGAGCAGTAGCCGGCGCATCAATAACAAACTGTTGTTCTAATGATGTACCAGTAGCCTCTTGCGGCCCACTACCAGATGAAGGAATAACCGTTAAGGGTTCTGAGGCAAATCAATCTTTTGTTAACGGATACATTGGAGAACTTGAACCCAATTCCCATGTAATTATCATAAGATTAAAAGGAACATTTAAGACTTCACAAGTAAAAGTTCCTATAGAAGTAAAAACAAAAATACAATGTACTACCTGTGGTAATAGCGTAAAGTCTGGAAATAAATTTTGTCCAAACTGTGGGACATGTTGCGTAGAAATTTAGAAGTTTAGGATCTTAAACAACTAGAGGAGGGTAGAAGATTTTGCCCTCCTCTTTAATAAGGAAATTTAACTTTGCCAAAACAATTAAGGATTATTACATTAGGCGACTTTAAACAATACTATTCTTGGTATCTTGCTGGAACTATACAAGGATCCATTCTTAATGGTCATCTTCATTACTCAGTTCCGATAAGACAAAAGCCTGTAGTTATAGAAGAACAAATCAATTTCTTCAAACCTCATGTACTATTCTGTCATATGATCTTTAGTGAACACCTAGTAGATGCTGAAGGCAAAACATATGAAAGAGAATCATTACATGAGGTGTTGTCTAGGGCTAGAAGAAAGTGGGGTACAAAGATCGTATATCAAGAAGGAGATGCAAAAAACAGTCCTAGATATTCATATCCTATAACCGATCTTATTGATTTAGGCCTAATAAACAGCCAACTTAACGAAAAATACTCTGAATTAATGAAAACAAAATTTATTCACTTTCCTTATTTTGCTTTATATCAAAATGAAATAGAAACGCCTGATAATATATTTAGAACCCAAATGAGCTTCGCTGGAAATACTTCACCTAGAAAAGATGGGCATTTACACTCCGGAAGATATGAATTTATAGAAAAACTTAAACATAAATTAGAAATGAAAATTTACCCAGATAAAAATATTGGTAATTCTAAATTTTGTACAGCTCAATTAGCAGCAAGTTCTAGTTCTGTTTTAGGAATTCATCAAGGATTTAAAATTCCTGGATATTTAGACACTAGACCGTGGATGTATTGCGGGGCAGGTGGCCTTTATTTTCATGATGAGGCACCAGCAATGGATCTATTTTTTGAAGATAAAGTTCATTATATTAAGTATAATAGGTTTGATGTTGGGGACGTCTACAATAAATATATGCACTACATGAGTGAGAACAGAGAGGCTGGAGACCAAATAAGAAAAGAGGCTTTTAGATATTGTCAAGCATATCATACATCTAAACATAGAATCAAAGCAGTTTTGGATGTTTTAGAGAACGGTGGAGATAGAATTCCTGGACTATATTTAAAAAATATAAAGGAGCTAGGTTATGTCCCAGAATAAAGAGATTTGCAAAAATTGTAACTGGTTTAAAAATGGTCGGTGTCATAAGAATCCTAAGATTGAGGGGAAATCTCCTGATGATTTTTGTTCTTATTGGGAACCTAAGGTGTTAAACGAAAAATTATGGTATTATTAGAAAATTGGATACTTAGCTATACTAATGATATTGTGGTCATTTTCTATTATATTTCAAAATCTGTGTTTTAAATAGTGTTGTTATGAAAGTAAAGTTGTTTGATGAATTAATTATTCATGATAATTATGTGAGAATAGACGGAAAGCCGCTTGAGTCTATTCTTGGTAAACACTGCGTATGGGTAGCCGCCCTCGAACTAAAAATTATACTTTCGTTTCAGGGCTATATTGAAAGTACTGCATGGCAGCGCGGAAGAAAAGCTAAAGAAATTAGAGAGCTGAATCTAAATGCTGATACTCCAGGGTTTACGATGGAGAGTCTATATAGTATAGCAAATGAAACCAGAATCCTACAGATTTTAGCCGAAAAAAATATGTCTCCGTCTTCTAGGGGATATGCCTATTTCAAAACCGCTATGTCCACTATTTTTACAAAAGAATTATATACAGATAAGAAGGGTATGTTTGGGTATTATATACAAGATGCAAATAAACTAAGTCGAGGACAATATAACTTTGAGAAATTTAAAGAAGGGTTTTTAGATACTGGAAGAATTAAAGCAAATTCTGGGGCTATAGGCGATCTAGGAAAAAAAGCCGGGAATCTTGTTAATGGGTACTTAGTTGACGTAAGACGCACACGTGAGTATATGATGCAATTTAATGGTCAATTAGATATTGATCCGCTATTAAGAACTTTAAACGTATTTAATAGGACGTAATATATGAAGTTACTAACCAATAAGTTGATTTTTGGGCTTTTACAAAATTTCTGTAGATGGAAAAAATGGAATATAAAAAATTTTCCATCACACGATGATTGGAACGTAAAGTCATTTAAATGTAATTTATTAGGATTTATTTTGGGTAGTCAAAAATGTCCTAATTGTAATAAAATTGATACACTTTATTCATATGAAAATTACGATTCTTTAACTATATTTTGTAGTGAATGCAAAACCGAGTATTACAGTATTACAAATGTGCTCCATTTTGGGGATTTTGGTATACACTCGGCGGCTATTATAAATCTTCCTGATATAGGAATTATTAAATCGAGGAATATATGACAAAAGATGAATTAAAACAACAAATTAATGTTTTAACTCAGTTCCCCCACAAAGAACGATCACAGCCGTACCAGAGCTATTACCTTAAAGACGAGGGTTACATAAAAGGCACTAGAGATACTTTATATCGTTTTGACATAATGAAGATCGAAAAAGATTTATCTGGAAAGTCTGTTTTAGATCTTGGTTGTCAACTCGGTACCATGGGCGTGGAAGCTTATAGAAGAGGGGCCGGCCCTGTTCTCGGAATTGAGTACGAAAAGGACTATGTAAGTTGTGCTAAAGCCTTAGCAAAATATAATGAATTTGATATTACTTTTATACAAGGCGATTTAACCAAAGGAGATGAAGTTCCTAAATTAGTGAATAAATTTTTTAATAATAAGCCGGTTGATGTGGTTCTAGCTTTGGCACTATATAAGCATGTAAAAGAGCATATGTTTAAAGTATTATCAAAAATAAAATTTAAAACCCTATATATTGAGTCTCATAATACTGGGACTGCCGGCCTAGAAACTCAACATGTTAAGGAAATGCTTTTATTTATGAAAAAGTATGACTATTCTCCTGTGTTTATCGACTTCGTCGCTGACAGAAGTCTGCGCGCTATTTGGAGAATTGATTGTCATGACAATGAGGTTCTATAAAGCTGGAATAGGGGTTTTGATATTCTTTTACCATACAACTCATTTAGAAATCTGTTTTATGTTCAGAAACATAAGATTTTGTCAAGACTATCCTATAGACTACGCTGGGTACTATAATTTTGTTACAGGTTAAAGTTTACATTTTTGCACAATATGATTAAATAGTATTAAAGGAGATTGGTAATGTTTGAAGATTTAGTTGATGAAAGTAAATTTAAGCACCTAGAAGAAGATTGTGGCAGTTGTACTGGGGAAGAATGTGCTGTTGGAGCGTGTGCAGCTTGTTCTGGTTCTTGTCAACCTGAAGTATTAGAAGATGAATTGCCCATGTCATTTTTACAATCTCCAGACCTTAAACAACTGACACATCTTACTCTAGAAGATCAAATGTATCTAAAGTATCATGTTGGGTATAATATTCAAAAGTTTTATATGCCTGCATTCGCATATGATTGCTTGGAGAAAATTACAGAATATCCATTTAATGGTTCTTATGGTATTTACAAATTTTGTAAAGGTGGCCCAAAATCCGTAGAAATTATAGAAAAAGGTAATTTAAGAACTATTTTAATTAAAAGACAAAATAATGCTGGAAAACCTATAGAGTATATTGAATTAGTAGAATTATATTAGGAACCATGGAAATTTACCTATCTACGCAACTCAGTAACTTTACTATAATTTGTCATTTTAAAGTAGACGATTACTCTAAAATGGTAAAACGTCTTTTGTCAATAGTTCCATCAAACTTTCTTTTAGGAAAAGACCAATATTTTACTATCGAAGACTATTTTAAGTTGATTCCAGAATCAACACTAGGGCCATTTTTCTTTGATGGAAGAATGATATATGGAGGCTCTACTTATTATTTAGATTACGACTTAGAAGATGATGAGGTTTATCCGTTAAAAAGGAAATAGAAGGATTTGTCTAAAAGAATTTTAATAACCGGCGGAAGTGGGTATATAGGAACAAATCTTACAACATTTTTAGAAGGTAAAGGCTTTGTTGTAGGTAATGTAGATAAGAAACTCGGAATATATGCAGAACATTTAAGACTTCCTAAAAAACATGATTTATTTGCTATAATTCATTTAGCTGCTCTCGCTGGGGTGGTAGAATGCGACCAGAATCCAGCACAGGCGGTTAAGGATAATATCATAGCTTCTATGAATATATTTTCTTTGGCTGCAGAACATAATATTCCGGTAATTGTAGCCTCCTCTCAGGCGGTTCAAAAGCCTATGTCTTCAGTGTACGCTTTCACAAAATACACAATGGAGCAGTACACCAAACACTATTTTGAAGCTAACATAAAACTATTAAGATTCGCTAATGTGTATGGTGGTCAGAATTACCTGGAGACTAAAAATTCGGTTATAGCCTGCTTTGTCCAGAGGGCGCTAAAAAATGAACCGTTAGTAATAGACGGTACTGGTTCACACTCGCGGGACTTTATCCACGTAGATGATATATCTAACGCAATTTTTCTGGCGATGTTTTGTAGACAATCCTGCGATTCTCCGGTGGACATAGGAACTGGTAAATTGACCACTATGAAAGAGCTTGCAGACATGATTTCCGATAACCAGACATATGACCCAGGAAATCCTAGAGCTATAAGTACCTCCCCAATAAATCCCAGCCCCGCAAAAGACTTTTTCGGATTCGAAGCAAAAATATCAGTTAAAGATTATATAAGTAGTTTAAAATTTTAGCTTATCTGCCATGAGTAGAAAAAGTAATGAGGGGGCCACTAAGGCCCCCTCAGCTTTTGGATTAGTCTTTTCTGTAGATTTCAATATCATCAGAAATTTTCTTTAATATGAGGTAAAGAAAAGCTTCGGTTTTCTTATTTTCAATTAAATCGCCCCTCAGGAAGCAACTCTAATTCAGAAACTCCAGGAAAACTGCGACCAGGAATATTTCCGGCACCAAATTCTTTTACCCAACGTTTGTGATTTTCAATATGTTCCTGTTTAAATTTAACCACATCACCTACTTTCCACCTTCTTTGATCATAGCACGTGCCCCTGTCATAACCACATATGTCGCATTTAAGATTTTTCATGACTACCTCCAAAGTTTTAGTTTATTATATACCCGGAAGCCAATTTCTGAAACAAGTTTTTTACATTTCGATAAAAACTTCATATAATTCTGGACTCCAGTTTTCCGTAAGATATTTTTTGGCTCTATCCCAAAATTCCCGTACTGAACACTTGTACCATTCTTCGCACCCCACTCCTTTTACTGGAGAAAAGCGGCACCAAATTTCATCGGTCATTTTAAGATAGATTCTTTTATAATGTCTTTTAAATTTTTTGTTAAGAATGGTTCCTTGATACGCCCAATGAATGTCATATGCTGAATCATACCAAAAATTTTTTGATTTATAGTGTTTAACGTCTAATTTTTTAAATTCATTGAGTTTAAGAAGTTCTTCGGTTCCTAATTTAGTATGTAAGTCTTCTAAATTATTAAGTTTTTCCTGTTCCTCTTTCGTAAAGTCTAATCTTCCGTTACCACCACCTAAAAAATGTAATTCAGAAGAAAACTGAATTGGAATAGCCCAGATTCCTCTTTTAGCTGGGGTAGTGTTTCCTTCTCTATGAGTTTGGTATTGACCATTAACTGGGCCCAGTCTCACAAAAATATGTTTTTCGCTAGGTTTTCTCATAGAACGTTTTCTGAAGTTCTTCATAATGGTTATTATACCATAATATGAAACTTTCTGAAACCAGATTTATAAATATTATATTTACATTTTTCCACTATATAGTATAAATATAATATATGGACGACGTTTTCAATATACCAGAAGAAAAAGAGTCCCCAGAGGATTTACTAAGGGCAAACATAGAGAAAGCTAATGAAATATTAAATATAGCCATGTCTAATATTTCAGCTGGGCTGGCAACGCCGAGAATGCTAGAAGTGGCCGCCAAATTAGTGGACTCAGTTACAAACGCAGCAGAAAAATTAATTGGGGCCGGGTTCGATCTAGAGAGTTTACTTTTAAAAGAGCGTTTGATAAAATTAAAAGAAAAGGAATTAATGTTGAAATCTAATACGGACGGAGTCCCAAAAACTTTGAATCAGAACATAATCGTGAGTAGCAGAGAAGACCTTCTAAAGCTATTTCAATCTAAAAAGGGGAATGAGAATGATGAATGAAAAGGATTTTAGAGAAGTTATTATTTCTCAAAGATCAAAATCAAAAGTAGAAGAATGGGCAGGTGCAGCTTTAGATTATTTGTATTTAGTAAAAGAAAATCCTGAGATTGCGCAATTTGCTCCTAGCAGATTGTATAATGCATTAATGAAATATGGTACAGAACCTATCGACGATGATAATAAAATTAGAGGATATGAGGATCTTATAAAGTATAATTATTTTGATGATAAGATTTATGGTACTCAGGAATCTTTACATGATATTATGAAATTTTTTAAGGCCTCTGCTCGTAGGACAGAAACCGGCAGAAGAATTCTTATTCTGGTAGGCCCAGTATCTTCAGGTAAAAGTACAATAGCTTATATTCTTAAAAGATGTTTAGAGAATGATGACACCCCAGCCTACGAGATTTCTGGGTGCCCAATCCACGAAGATCCCATTCATCTAATTCCTCTTGGGGACCGGCCATTTTGGGAAGAGCAACTGGGAATTAAAATAGAGGGCAGTCTATGTCCTATTTGCCAAATGAAAATTGACGAAGACTATAGAGGCGAATGGGAAAGAGTTCCTGTTAACAGATTCGCCTTTAATGAACAAAGAAGAGTTGGTATTGGTACTTTTCAGCCTTCTGATCCTAAGTCGCAAGATGTAAGTGAACTTATTGGAAGAGTTGATTATTCTAAAATGACTATGTACTCAGAAACTGATCCTAGGGCTTTTAAATTTAATGGTGAGCTTCAAGTAGCCAACCGCGGTATTATTGATTTTATCGAACTTTTAAAGACTGATACTAAACTACTTTATGTTTTGATTACTGCAGCACAGGAACAACTCATTAAAAGTCCTGGCTTTCCTCAAATGTATATAGATGTTATTTTATTAGCTCATACAAATGAGAGTGAATACTCGAGCTTTAAAGCTGATAAAAAGTCAGAGGCGATTCATGATCGTATGTATCCGATTATGGTACCATGGAATCTTAGAGTAGATAATGAAATCCAAATCTATAAGAAACTGATTAAAGAAAGTGAATTTAAAAATATTCATATTTCTCCTTTAGCTCTAGAAGTAGCGGCTAAATTTGCAGTATTAACACGCCTTAAAAAGTCTACCAAAGTTTCTTCTCTTATTGAAAAAATGAGACTATATAATAATGAAGCACCTGAGGGATTTAAAAGAGAAGAGATCGATATTAAAGAACTTAGACAAGAAGGCAGAGAAAACGCCGAAGGTATGACCGGTATTTCTCCGAGATTTATTATGAATGCTTTGAATATCGCCTTAGCTTCTAAAGAAGACAAAACTTGTATCAATGCTTTGGATGTTATTCGTAGTTTGAATCACAACTTTGAACATCATATTGGATATACTCCAGAAGAAAAGGCAAATTACCAAGCTTTGTTACTCGCAGATAAGGATTCAGTATTAGCCGAATTTAAAACTTTAGCTAAAAAAGAAGTTCAATTGGCTTTTATCTCTGCCTATGATGATCAAGTCCAGAACTTATTTGCTAATTATCTTAAGAACGCTTTAGCGTATTGCAAGAAAGAGAAAGTAAAGGACGATGTTCTTGGAGAATTTTCTGATCCTGATGAAAAACTAATGAGAAGTATTGAAGAATCTATCGGAGTTCCTATTAACTCTGTTAAAGAATTTAGACAAGCTATTTTCGTGCAGAAGAGTTCTTGTCTTGAACGCGGAGAAAAGTTTGACTACACTACATATACTCCATTGAAAGAAGCTATTGAACATAAGTTAATGAACGATCTTAAGAACGTGGTTTCTTTAACTCTTTGTGATCCTGCTAAATCTCAAGACAAAAAGATCGTAAAGAAGAGGCAAGAAGTTTTAGATACTCTTAAGGAACGTGGTTATTGCGAATATTGTGCTTACGCTTTGCTTCAGTATGTTGAAGCTTTACTACGGAAAGAATCGTAAGGTAAAACATATGTCGATAGTTGTCCATGATTCTTGGGATCTTTCTGAAAAGTGTAGAAAAGATCGCCAACGCCATAATGAGAAAGTAGATAAGGCTATACGTGATGCTGCTAGAGATACTTTAGCTGATGAATCTATTATCACTAAACGTGGCGAACGTACTGTAAGAATCCCGGTAAAGGGTCTTAAGGAATGGAGATTTATTTTCGACCATAACCAAAAAGGAAAGAAAATTGGTGGAGCAGGCCAAGGTAAAATAAAGCCTGGAGATACGATAGCAAAAAAGAATCTAGATCAAGAAGGTAAAGCTGGAAATCAACCTGGAGAAGATATTATAGAAGTAGATGTGTCTCTAGAATATCTTCTCGAAATTATGTTTGAAGAACTAGGTTTACCTAATCTAGAAGACAAAGAAAAGATCGAGAATTTAGTTTCTGCGGGATTTAAATTTGATTCTATAGCTAAAAAGGGTATTCATTCTCAGTTACATAAAAAGAAAACTATCCTAGAAAGTATCAAAAGATTTGCTGCAGATATACGAGAACTTATGTTAGCCGGGAAGTGTTCAGAAGATGATGCAAAAAGAGCCTACTACCAAGCTAAACATGATCTTAAAAAGGCTTTAAAAATAATTTTAACAAACTCTATTGATAAGTATATCGACCCTAATTTAATGAATCCTATGATTAATGATGAGGATCTTAGATTTAGGAGGGTAGAAGAGAATTTTATTCCTCAAAGTAGGGCTGTAGTAATTTTAATGTGTGATTCTTCAGGTAGTATGGGACAAGAAAAGAAGTATTTAATGAGATCCTTATTTTTTTGGCTCACACAATTTGTCAGACAATGTTATGAATATGTGGAAATAAGGTTTATAACACATGATACAACAGCGAAGCTTGTGGACGAGGATGAATTCTTTAAGAAAGGAGAATCCGGGGGTACTTATTGTTATACAGCTTTTGAAATGGCGAATCATTTATTGCAAACTGTGTATCCTGTAGAAGCCTGGAACGCCTTTTGTTTATACTGCAGTGACGGTGACTCATGGGATGTGAAAAAAGATATAGCGGCTTTAAATCATCTTATAGATTCCGGACTAAGTTTGTTTGGGTACTATGAAACTCATCCATCAGAAGTTAGGTTCTATGGATTTGATGATGGGGAACTACTCTCAGACATTATAGACGAATTTGATCTTAAAATTTTGGATATAGGTAAAAATCAAGAGTTCTATAAAAATGTTGATAAACGAATGGTCGCAGGTATAATAAGAAGTAAAGAAGATGTATTTCCAGCACTCAAAGCTACTCTATATGGAAAGAGGTGATATATGATAGGATTTATTTTAGGGTTATTAGGGGGTTTATTCGTCGGTCATTTTTTAAGTAAAATGCTTCAAAAACTGTTAAATAAAGAGAGGTGATTTATGATTATTGACTGGTACAGGTTCGGCTTCTTTTGTCTTTGTTTATTTGGGTCATTCTTTGCTAGTGGTATTCATGGAATTATTTGGTTTATGGCAGGAATAACTTACGTAAATATATGTGAGAGTTAAAGATGAAAAAATGTGAACTATGTGGGGAGACTAGGATATTTCAGGACGATCCTACTGATAATGGATATAATTTTGTGGTCTTTTGTTGTTATTCTCAATATCATATAGAATTAAATGGAACACAAAAATTAATACATCAAGGTACCTTATGTAAAGACTTTATGTTATATAAACTTAAAAATTCTAGTCCGCATAATGAGTTATCAAACTCTGAAGCAGAAAGGCTTGCGTGGCTTCTCGAAGAACTTGGAGAAGTACAACAAGCAATAGGTAAAGTACAACAAGCAATAGGTAAAATACTTAGACATGGATATGATAGCAAATGGCCTCCTGATATAGGACCCTCAAATAGAGATAATTTAGAAAAAGAAATAAGAGATGTTATCAAGGTGTTAAGATTAATGGACAGATTTACAGATATTAATCTTATGAAAATCGAGAACTCAGTAACAGATGACTACTCTAGATGTTATCTACATCACCAGGATCTATCATGAAACTGCAAGAAACTCAACGTCTTATTAAAATTGAAGAAAAAATTAAGCAAATCGCCTCTGAGGAGCTCGGCTTAACTTTTCCTAACATTGAGTTCGATTGTATTCCGGCAGAGAAGATGATCGAAATCATGGCTTGTAGAGGTCCTTCCCAAATATCTCATTGGTCTTATGGAAAGAACTATGAAAAAATTAAAACAATCTATAATGAAATTACCCCCGATCTTCCTTATGAAGTTGTTATTAATTCTCTTCCACCAAGAGCATATCTTCTTAATAAGAATACCTTAGCAGTTCAGGCCTTGGTCATTGCTCATGTTTATGGACACGTTCATTTCTTTACCAAAAGTAAATTCTTTTCTAAACATAGAAGAGATATTATAGAACTCATGTCCAATGCCTCTGATAGGTTTAGTAAATACGAAAAGAAATATGGTATTGAAAACGTAGAACCCATTATTGATGCTGGGCTGGCTTTACAACAACATGTTAATCCTTATGACGAAGAGACTGAAGAACAGAAAAGAGAACGAGTTTATGAGCACCATAAAAAGAAAATGCAACCATTTTCTCATGAGTTCTCAGATCTGATTAACACCAATGACCGAGACCGAAATCTTGATATAGAAGCGTATAATAGTCAATTGCGGCTAGCTCTTAAAAATCTAATTCCAGTAGAGCCAACGGAGGATATTCTACGGTTTATTATTGATAATTCTAGAAACCTTGATGATTGGGAAAAGGATATACTCGAAATTATTAGGGAAGAGGGTATGTACTATCACCCAGTTATTAAGACAAAAACAATTAATGAGGGATTTTCCGTCTTTGTGCACCAAAAGATTATGCAAAGACTTTTTGAGTTAAAATTGCTTACCCAAGAAGAACACGGTCAATACGCGGTAAGTAATTCTCTAGTAAAAGCTCAATCTATGTTTTCCATTAATCCTTATCTAGTAGGGTCTAAGATGTTAGAAGATATTGAAGACAGATGGAATAAGGGCAAATTTGGAAAAGAATGGGAGAATTGCGAAAATATAACAATAAAAAAGAGTTGGAATAAGAATCTAGGTTTGGGTTGGAAAAAGGTTTTAGATGTATGTGAATCTTATAATGATTGGTTGTTTATGCAAGATTTTTTAACTACAGACTTAATAGAAGAGTTGGAATTATTTATTTATCAGCAGATAGAGACCAGGGACGAAATTAGATTAGTTAGAACAGAACATACTCTAGAAGAGATTAAACAAATGATTTTAATGAGTTATGCTTTGTCTTATACCCCTAAAATAGAGGTTATAGAAGGAAGAAAAGAATTAATTTTAAGGCATGAATATTTTGGAAATAATCTAGATACTAAATATGCTATGGAGACTATAAAACATGTAACAAGACTCTGGGGAGATAAAGTCTTGTTACATACTAGAGATGGAGAAGTTGAATTGGTTTTGTAGTCTATTTAGCAACCCACCCAGTATTACTAATTCCAGACTCTTTTACATAAAGCGAAGTATTGGCCCCACCATCCGACCTAAGATATAAACTGCCTGGAACGGCCACAATAATTCCTTCTGGAGAGCCAGTTCCCCCAGTAATTATCATATCTGTTCCGTTTATTTCAATTTTATTAGATAAAGTTATTTTATCATTACTTGCGCTAGTTAAAATATTAACATTTAGTGTGCTCATTCAGTATACTCCATAATTAGATTTCCATTTTCCATTTTAGCTCTATATAATCTTCCAAGGAAAGAATTACCAGAAATAGGGTCTGTGCCGGCCCCTTTATCTTTCCATTTAGCCCCAATAGCCACCCAGTCGCCAAACGCAATCGTTCCGCCCACATACACAACCTCTTCATCCTCTACGAATATTACCCTAGCAACATCATCTATAGTCCATATAGGCAAAGTAGGCACGTTCTGGATCCAAAGTTTTCCCACAAAGTAAAGGCCGTGGCTTTTTGTCGCGAGACTCATAGTAGTCCACCTTCAATCAAAAATTCTTGTAGTCTCTTCAATTTTTTATCCCTCACAGGTCTATCATTTTCTATTAAATTCGTAAGAATTTGGTAGTCTTCTTCAGTATAGACCTCTTTCCTTTCATCCATTTCTTTAATTCTGTTTTCCTGAATCTTTATGTTAGAAACTAGATCAAATAAAGACTTTGTGGTCATTTTCTTTTAATCCCCTTCATTTGATTAGTCCTAAAGTGTGCAGCAACTCTTCTCTGCGTTAACATGTTAAAGTCTTTGAAATAACTCCTAACAACCTCTTCTTGAGCTTTATCTGGAGGAATATATTCAAGCCCACGAATATAGTAGACAGGCGAATAAAAATACCTCCGAATCACTTCTTTCATATAGGGGTATTGAGTTTTTACTCTGTCCCAAGTTAACTTAACATTCCCCTTATTTCTAAGCATTTCCGCCATCCAGGTTTCTACAAACTTTGCTCTAGTTCCGCGCGGCAGATAATTCAAATTTATAGCTTGGTGGAATCTCCATTGTCTTCCTGTTGTCGGATGTCTCCCAGATAAACTGTTTAAATACAAAATAACGGGAGAAGGATCATGTTCGAAAGCTTGATATGAAAATTTATACAAATTCCCAGATTGAAGTGTTACTCCTCCCTGCTTAAAGTTGTAGTGTACTTTTAAGGCCACCTTCTACCTCAATAATAAATCTATTCTATTAACAATATTCTTATCATCCCAGAGCTTTTTTCTTAATAAAACCCCAGCAGCTATTCCAGCCAGCCCTATTCCTATTTTTGTAGCTTTTGATACTTGGCCGCTTGAAGCTTCTCCAGTTTCTGCCCATTTAGCAAAGCTTTCACAGTTATTAAAAATTATGTTATATTCCGTTTTTTCTTTTAGTCTTGTGTATACCCTAGATAAGATCATAAACACAGAATCTCTATTTGGAGAATTTTCTACGACTTTCTTTCCACCGCGAAGAAATTCTTCCATTGTGGATTTTATAACTATTCCGTTCTTCTTAGTTAATACATGGGCATCTCCATAGTGAACAACTTTTTCTCCACGCACTTCTATTCCATGATGCCAATATATCGGTATCTTGGCTACTTTTCGTAAGACTTTAATATGATCGCCCACAGCCATTTAAAATCCTTACTTTAATTTAGTATAGTCTATCGCAGATAGTTCATTTTCTACTGCGTCTTCATAGTCAGGCATATCAAACAGCTCTTTTTTGATCCCGGCATGCTTATGTTGTTGCTTTAAATACATAAGAAAAGCATTTCTACATATTGTAGTTATATACGCAAAAGCATTTGTTGTTTTTTCTGTATTAAAATTATACAAATATTTGCAACAGGTTAACAAAGCCTCGGCAACCATATCTTCTCTATATGTGTAACCTGCAAATCTTCCACTACATCCTAAATTTGTCGCAATATCAAAAATCATAGAACCCAAATTCTCTGACATCTTTCCGCTTTCTTTATAAAGTTTTAATTCTTCTAATAGATCCTTATTTTTCACATAAAATTTAGCATTTGCCATTGTTCACCTTTTAGAAGTTTGTTGTGCTTACCCTACGCCATTTATTGGTATCAAAACAAAGATAGACATAGGACCCATCCCAGCATATTTGTCCAGCATATCCTGCTGCGGCTGAAGTTGCTGGAGTTTTAGAAGTTCTGATTCTTATACTATCATCAATAACATCCAATGGAGCGGTAGGAGTAGTATTTTGTCCCAACACTAACCATCCATCTCCCCTTAATTTAGCTGCTGATGCTTCTAATGTGTTAGTATAAGTAGTTGTCCACTTATAATCACCCGTTCCTAAAGAATACGTAGTAGCAAATTTAGGTCTTAAAGAAAGGTCGAATATACCAGAAGTAGAAAGGCTGCTTACTTGAAAGTCTCCTAAAGAAGTGGTTTCGAGGTCTGAATATATCCCAGTGCTGTATAATAACCTTAATTGTGGCCCAGCTGCATCTACAATTTCGAATTTTCTTGTACCAGCAGAATTTCCTACAACAACTCTATTATTTGTTGAATCTATAAATAAGGTATTAGTATCAAAATTTAAACTATTAGGAATACTTACAGTTCCAGCATTTATCGTTACACTATCGCCGATAACATCTCCGAGAATAGTATTTCCAGATACAGTTAGAGTTCCAGTTTTAACACTAGTATCTGCGTAAAAAGTTCCTGTAGAAATATTTGTAGCTTCAAGATTTACTGTAAATATTGATGTACTAGATCTTAATATACTAAAATACCCAGCTGCCCCTACTGTTTGTCCTATAATTATGTTGTCAATATACCCGCCATCTAAATTTACATTTATAGAATTTAAATTTGTTATGGTGCCATTAGTTACGGTTCCTAAATTTGTTATATTAGCCGTAGTAATGTTAGCTGTGGTGATGTTAGCTGTAGTTAAAGTAGCTAACGTAGAGGCTAGAGTCGCTATAGTTCCAGTTGTTATATTAGCTGTAGTTAAAGTAGCTAACGTAGAGGCTAGAGTCGCTATAGTTCCGGTTGTAGCTATTAAAGTAGTAAAAGTTCCTGCAGCTGGAACCGCTCCACCTATAATGGTTCCATCTATAGCACCACCATTAATGTCAACCAGAGGAATCTGAACGGCCCCGGTTGAATTAAGAATGGTTAAACCATTAACACTGTTGTAATTAGATATGTTTAGATCTGTTGCACTTCTTCCACGAATAAAGGCTGCTAATATTGAGTATGTTGGACCAATGTCCCAATTTCCTGTTAATAATCTGCTACCATTGGTTTTTAGATATTGAGTATGTTCATCTACAGACACATCGGTTTTGTGATCTTGCCACCCCTTTGCTAGAGCGTTATTTACAACCTTACTATAATATTCACTAGTAGAATTAGTATCTACACTTCTTCTTGTAACATCAAAAAGCTGCAAATTATCAAGATTTCCAGCGGTTATTCCGCTCCCAGACCAGGTTATTTTAAAGAGTCTTTGATACTCATAACCATACGTTGATCCACCTTCTTCCAAATCAGCAACAAAAAATTCAAAATATCCATTTGCATCAGTAATTATTGGGGTTGCATATGAGGTTGTAGGAGACCCAGCTTGTGTTATGTATATATTGGCGTATGTAGCTGAACCTCCGGCCAGAGGATACGCATAAACATGTATAATAGCCCCGGAAACAGGCTCTCCTCGATAGTTTAGCAAATAGTTATAGAACTTCGTTTTCATAGGTGTACCTGCAGTTATTTATAAATTTTTATTGATTCTATAGAAGCTCGTTATATCGAAATTGGATACTTTATATAGTTCACTTTTGATATACGTATAGAACATAAGTTCATCATCCTCATTAAAAAGCCCCATTTCGGTTATAGTAGTTTCCTCTTTATTACCATTGAAAAACCCCTTAATATAATATTTATTAGAGTCTTCAGTAATTATTAAATCGTAAATATACGAACTTATTAAGGTATTTTTCAGAGCATTATTTCCTATAGCATCATAGTTTTCAGTTGAAGCCCCGTTTCCGATCTCGATATATCCGTTTGACAAAGATTCTATTACATATTCTTTAGTATATAGTCCACCTAGACATGTTACAAAAGCGTATCCTGACTTTTGCTCTTCAAGAGTAATAGTAATCTGTTTTTTATCTCGAAACAAAGTTATTGTTTTTGGGAATATTTGTTTTAGTTCGTCATCATAAAGTTGAACTAGTACTCCCTTATGATCCAGGGTATGAGTTATAATCCATTCTGTAGAAGCAACAGATTGTACATATAGATAGTCACTATTTCTAATTTGGCAATATCCTAAAGTTGGTACATACCACGTAGAAGTCATTTGATCCACTTCTGTTATGCTAACATTAGATGGCAACATTTGTTCTTTGTCTAAATAGAAGTAATAATCTGAGAGAACTGCACTAGTTTCTTGAGAATGAGTAAATCCCCAAGAAGCAGAAGCTTCATATGTATTTGTTAAGGTTTCTTTGGCGGCTCCTATTAGACAAAGACCAGAAAATGGAGAATCAAATTCTATAGAAACATTATTAGTATCTATTATTTTTACAGAAAGAGGAAATACCATTTCATAGGTATTATCATAACATTGTACTAAAACATTCTCTGTATTTAGACCATGAAATATGCTCCATTTAGAAGTTGGAACATATTTTCTGTAAATGAACCCGGCAGAAGTAGACTCAGTATCTACACAACAATATGTATAGAAGTCGGCAACATTTCCGTATATATCATCATATGTTTTAATAGTTTCTTCACTAAAATCTGTTATTGGAGAAAGCAATAAAGAGTAATGAGAGTATTTGGAAGCCGGTCTAGAGACTTCAAGCTGATCATAAAGCATTAAAGCGTAATCTCTATTAAGAATATCTCTATCACATAAAGGCTCACAATTAAGGTCTATTTCAGCCTTATAATGCGGACTCATTAATAGACCGTCAGCATATGTTAATTGTCCTACTTCTCTTAGAATGGCCATGCCTGAAGCAGAGCTGGCAAAAGACGCTGTGACATTGTCTTTATCCACAGCTTGAAAATTCTCTGGGCTTCCTTGAAATAAAGTAGTACACACAGAATCAGCTATTCCGCAGGCAACATACCCAATGGCCGAAGTAGGAAATGTAACAACGATATTATTCTCGTCTACTATTTCGACCTCAGGTGTATTATCTTTTACTGTAGGAATGAAACTTTGCTCTGCTACATAGATGATAACATCACCAGAAGTAGGGGTATTAAATAATATATTTGTCCAATTTTTATTATACAAATGTAATTCATCTGGAATAATCTCTATTCCACCACTATAAACTCTAACAACAATCTCATAATTGTCTAAATAGTGTTCTACCCACCAACAAGCACTTGGAATCGTTTGAGTATATGTAAATACTGATTGATCATGATCTATTTGATATGTATTAATAAATATTTGTTCTGCTGCGGATAAAGAAACTGAAATAGTATCTGTTGACGCGCTAGCTGAAATAGTATTAAGCAGTCTTCTATTTAAATCATATACTTGAATAAAAAGGTTAGAAGAAGAGTACTCGTTCATTAATTGAAATACAGTATTGTCTATTCCAGAATAAATGTTTGTAATAATATTCAAAGAATTAAGGTTGTGATTTATGTTCCAAATATTTGAACGATATAAGAAGGCTTCAACATAATCTGGAATAGCCACTTCTAAATACCCAGCAAATGGATATGTAGAACTTAAGGCTAAGGTATTAGTATATATTGGTCTAATGTCTAGATCATTTACCGCGTTATAGTCGGTATCATATGCTTGAAGTAATTGGACGTCTCCACCACTAACAGTATAAGTGGACATCCAACCAGAGGATAAAGGCAAAGTTAATGTTTCATCGGCTTCTAATAGAAAAATTCTGCCATTTTCTTCGCTAGCAAAGTTTACTTTCACAACATCATTTGTTATATTATATAAAGAAGAACAATTTGTTGTGGCTTCGCCCTCAGAATAAATTTGATATACTAAATTTTTGGAATTTAAAGTATGGGTTATGGTCCATGCAGACGTAGCCATACTTAAATAGAAGTCAGCCATTAATGCTTTTGAATCTAAATTATGTTCTATTTCCCATTCCATTTTGTCTATGGCTTGAATATGGAAATAGTCACCTGATAGAGCAACAACTTGGGTACCATTATTGCTACTTATATTAGCAACTAAAATATCATTCATACCACTAGGCATTACTGTTTCAAATGTACAGATACCAGAAATAGGAAGAGTAGTGGTATTATATGTAAAAGTTGTTGGGTAATATCCTTCTACTAATGGAGCAATTTGATTTAAATTATGAGAATGAAGTTCACTTATAGATAGCAAAGGATTCATATACTGAGGCTTAGTTATGAGAGCAAATCCTGTAACCAGTTCATGAAATGTTAATAAAAGAGAACTAGAGTCTATACATGCAACTTCAGACGGACTAACAAGATTCATATAAGAATCAAAACATTGAATAACCGGAATCCTATCATCAAGGGAATGCGCAATATACCACCTATCAGAAGCATAATTCTGTTTATGAATATAACAATTATCTAACGGAACATTAAACCCTTTACCAGAGGCCAGGGTATAATATTCTGCCCCTGTACAACCAACAGATAATGCATCATAGTAGCTAAGATAATTGAAATCTATGAAATACGGTTCTAAATCATAGTCATGAGATAAATCAAAAACACTATCTGGATGCCATCTTTCATATACATTTAAATTATTTTCTGTGGCCCAAAATAGAGTTTTAAATGTTATGTATAGAGATGAATAGGTCCCCTTTCTTTTTAGGTAATTAATTATATTAGCTACAAGTTCTTTTAGTCTTCTTTCTCTAGCTCTAGTTTCTTCAGAAACTTTATCAATGAATAATGACTCAAAATAGGATTTATTTATTTGATAATTATAAATTTCTGCTAAATATGGAAGATAATCGAGAGGTATTTCTTTAGCATCTATCAAAGTTTTTATAGTTTTTGCTCTACTATAAAAAGCATTATATACCTGATCAAAAGTAATTTTAAAGAATTCTTTTAATTTTGTAGTTTGATTATGTTCTGGAATACATGTTAAAGCATATCTATCATATCCCCAGTAGTCTATTCTATATTGATTAACTTCTTTTTGGGGGTATATTTTACCGATATATTGGTGAATTTTATAAGGATTTATAAAATAAGTCATATCAATAGTATTGGTAAAACTGCTTCCATTTTCTACAAGGTTATCAACATATTCCTGTACTACCCCGCCCTTTCTTCTTAATAAGTAAAAATCTGTTTCGGCCGGAATATCTAAAGCACTGGTTGCCGAAGTTTCCATAGAACTCATTCTTTCTAAATAGAAGAAATTGTTATTATAATAGTCTTCTTCAGAGACTCCATAAGGTTTAAACGGTATTTCTATTTTTTGAACAACCCCATCTAAATCTTCTATTTTAACAATACCGTAGAAATAACTCCAATTCTCTTCTATTACAGTTGTCATTGGTCCTACAAGAACTGATCCTGTATCAGATAAAGCAACAGTACAAAATTTTGCTAAAAAGTCAGCTAGAATAAATTTTGGAAACTCTGAAAATTTAGGCATGTTAATAAGTTTCCTCTAATATGACACAATCTGAAACGCTTAAATATGGAAATTGATTTTGATCTAATTGAATAACTTTAAGTAGATTTTCTTCCCAATGTGCAGTATCGTAATAAATATATTTAGGATAGTAACTTGAATCATAATTATACGGATTAATCCAAATCTGTCCTATTTTATCATAAAATGATATTTCTCTAATATTTAGATTTAAAATCCCTGCTACTTTAGAAAAAGAATTTGTTATCGTCTTTTGATTAAGATCTAGAAGAAAATAAACAATTTCGTTAAAAGAAATTTTCTCATTAAAAGACCGATTTGTGGGTAAAAAATAATACTCTAATTTATCTTTCAGATCTTTTTGCACTTCAATAAATCTATAGTTACTTCTTATTTTAATAGATAAAGTAAATTTGAAGTACGTAAAATCTGGAATAACAAATTCTTCATAGGCGCAAAGCATTTTTCTAGGTTCTAAATATTCAGAAATTAGTGTCATATAGTCAGAGTCGTATGAAGTCGCAATGTTTATTCCGTCATCATTTGTGTAATATATAAGTTTATCAGTCCATGGTTCTTCTGGAACTATACTAAGATATACTTTATTATAATTTCTTACATCTCCGTTTGTTATAGGATTTTGTTCTTGTTCTCCCCAAACATTAGCATCTAATATTGTTGAATGTTGAATTAAATATCCTGTATAATCAGATTTAGTTACACATCTATATTGAGCATGTGTTATATTCTTTGTATTTTCTTTTATTTGGTCTATTGTTTCAGGACTTGATCCGCCGATAGCACCAGATTCATTATTAATACTAAAATCAGCTGTATCTAGGTTATAAACTACTCCAGCTGAAGTCGTCACAGTAATTAGATCATTATTAGCTTGAGTTATCCACCCTGACCCTACATTACCGTCTTCTCCTAAAGTTTCAAGTAAGGTAACTTCTATAAGATCTGTAGAAATAGGAATATTTCTTGCCTCAGAAAATTCTATAATGTAATTTTCATATTTATCATATCTTAAAGTGTAAACATTATCGTCGTCAGCATAAAGTCCGCTAAGATCTTCATAAAAATCGTCTATTCTTGTCCATTCTGTTCCATTTACTTCTAATTTTATTGATGGAATACCGTCAAGAGTATCATCGTCGCAGCCAAAGGTTAATGGACTTAGATAAATTTTATTATCTACAAGGTCTCTACCATAATATTGGTAGGATTTTACTCTACCTTGAGAAACATTAATTCCACTATACTCATAATACTCAGTAGTTTCATTTAGTGTAAAGTCATCAGGATAAACTAATATTGTTGATTCTGATGTAGAGAAGTATATGGCTTCAGTACCAGAAATATATGCATCCTCTTCAGTTGGAGGAGAAGTCCAAACGTCTGTCCACGGATATATTCTTATTGTAGAATTAGGAATCACATTATCAAGAATTGTAAGTTTTAATGTAGTTCTTGCCGAAACATATCCTTTTGGATAATACCCAACTAATTGAGCAAGTCGAGAAACGTTTTCGTAAATATCAGCAGAATCTATATAACAGTTTTTAGCTATTTTATTAAGATAGAATGTGTTTAATTCCGCAAGATAAGAAATAAGTTCAACTAAAACGGTAATGTTCCCGCCGGAGTAGTTTATATTATTAAATGTAGAACTTAATTCTAATTGTTCTTGGATTTTTGCCTTAATTGTGCTAAAATCCATGTCTACAAAATTTGGCATTAGTACGGATGATGTCATATGTTTACAACCTTTTCAAAATAAAATTCAAAGTTAGGGTTTCTCCAATGGATCCTATAGATTTGAGACTATATAAAACCGTAATATTATAAGTAGCTTGTTCCATGGCCATATGTACATTGACGTTCAATATGTCGATTCTGTCTTCCCAGGTATTTAAGGCATCCAAAATAGCTTCACCAAGGCGCCTAGCAGTATCTTCAGACATTAATTCATGTAAAAGATATACTACTCCATAAGCAAAGTCTGGAAGCATCCTGCGAGAGCCCTGCATTGTCTTGGCAATATTCATCATAGAAGCTTTGACCGCTTCTATATCACCGAGGGTCTTTATATCCCCGTCTCTCTGTCTACTGAGCTCTAAATCTATGTCTTGGTAAGCGTAAGCCATTATAAATTATCCAAATCTTCCCAATCGTCGAATTTCCCTTCCCACTCGGCATTTTCCACGGTTAAATATTTTACTATTTCTCGCACCTGAGTTTCATATTCTACTAAAAGCCTAAACATTTCTTTAAGACTATCTTTTATTCTTCTTATAACCTCTGTTATATATTCGTCGAGCTTTATATATAGAATATTTATATCAATTTTTATAATTGAAGAAACATAAGCAGTTAATATTTGTAAAGCAGAAGTAGCAGCCATTATCGCGTCAAAACTTGTGTCAGCTTCTGATAAAGCAGTAGAAGCGTCGGTGGTTTCCATTCTAGTATTAAAGTCTATATCACTTTCACCAGGTAACCTAAACACTTCATATTGTGGTTCAGTTATTGTTCCGCCATCATATAAATCTTTCATCATAGAAGCCGGTGCTGCTTCAAGAATAGTTCTCAAACTACTAGATATAGTGGTCTGAAAAAATCTATATTGTTCTTCTGTTATTATTCCACCATCGTATAAATCTTTCATCATAGAAGTTGGGTATGCCCAAAGAATAACTCTTAAACCGTGATCCATTTCAGGTAATGATAAAAGGGTTGTTGAAACATTTTCTTGTTGATCTGCAGTAAGATACCCGACCCCGGAACACAGAGGGGTCTCGATAAGGCCTCCAACTGTTACCCAAGAATCGTAATCTATGACACCGAAACCATCTTCAAATTCGTTCATTGTTGCTCTAGCCCAGACTTTTGCTTTAATTACTGGGGCTAATTGTTCATACATATAATCTATTAAATCGTTCATTTGAAAATCGCCGTTTCCGTCCACAAAAGAAGAAGATAGAGCCAAAGTAACAAAACTCTGTTTTTCATTTAATTCAGTTACAAGCCCGCCGGAACCAGCTATTGTTGCCATAGAAGTATAGGCTGAAGCCGGGAGAGTATAAAAATATTGATCATTTATATTATCTCCGCCGAGCCCAAAATAAGCCTCTCCGCCTTCTAAAAAGCTTCCTATACCAAAAATCCCTGATCTTGGATAGAGATCTATGTCTCCTAATGCAGTATAAGCCGAATAATCAAAAGCTAAGTCGTATAAACTCTGAAACTGTTGTAATTGATCCTTTATGGTTGGGGTGAATTCTGTTGTAAAGGTCATTCCGGAAGTATAAATCTCATTAGCACTAGAATATATAGACATCAAGCTTCTTAGTAAATTAAGATTAGCCGGAATTCCGCTAACCTGATTAAGAATATTCATACCTACTTGACCAGGAAAATTCATAATAGTACTTGCGTAATTAGCAATAGTTCCGATTAAAAGCTGGGGGGCTGTAGTAATAGTTTGAAATAGTTGTCTAGCCGCCGCCATTTCAGTTTTAATATATGTAGCTATTTCATCCACTTGCATAACAATTTCTGTAACCGGTTTTAGAACTTCATTTGCCCAACCTATTGCGTCTTGAACATAAGCCGCGATTGTTTCTTGGAATTTCTGCATAGCCTCCATTATAGGCTGCATAGCTTTATTTATTGACTCTTGAATACCGGCTAGAGCCGAGTTTGTTTTATTTAGAGCTTCGGTAATTGGTTTTTTACCTAATAATGTTGGAGTTCCTCCACTTTGATTCGGTCCCATAGAATTTTTTGCAGCCGGGCCATATGCACTACTACTTCTAAACCCAGCAGTAAAAGAAGACAAAAAACCGAGGCAAGAATGAGATACTGATCCTTTACCTGAAAATGATTGTGCCCCCCAGACTCCTACATTTTGACTAGCTTTTGCTGAAATGTTTTGTGTAGACCCTGCAGCTAAAGTTTGTCCACCAATTCCATAACTAATTTGTTTTCCTTGAACTATTTTTGTTTCAGCATCTGTAATAGTTATTCTCTTGGTTCCGCCGATAACCTCATTTTCCTTTCCGGTTATGTATCTATATGATTCACCCCCGATATATTCGTAGGATTTACCTATAATGAGATTGTATCTATCAGCGTTATTTCTAATTACCATATCTCCAGTAGGAGATATTTCTATATAAGAATTTGATGGATGATATAAATGAAACCTTTCTCCAGAAGGAGTATTATCAAGTTCTATTACAAATCCTGCATGTGTTGCTAATATGGTATCATTAGGATATTTGGTAGAATTTAAATAATAATATGGATCTTTTTCTGACCATGTTCCACTCTCTCCATCTGGAACATTTTCTAATTTTCTAGCTTTTCTAGTTTCAACAACAGTTCCTGTAGAATTATCTCTAGCTAACCTATTCCAGTCAGACTCTCCTAACATAGAAGATAATGGATAATTACCAGATGGGTCGTTAAAACCGTCTTTAGGATTAGCTTTTAATTTTGGAATACCTGGAGCTGAAGCAAAGTAGCGAGGCTGAGTCAGGGCCCCATTCTCAAAAAAAATGTATAAATGGCTGCCCTGAAGTGGCACAGAAAACATTCCAAACCCAGAAACTGCTCCCTCAAATATTGAAAGACATGGTTCCGCCCAAGGTAAATTAGCAGTAGGAATACCCTCAGTTTCAGAAATAGTCTTTACTTGGGTATGAATTCCATAAATTCGTACTTTACATCTGCCTCGTTTCTCGGGATCGTTGTTATCTTCGACAACCCCCCTATACACACCATCAAACCGGCCAGAAGAAGGTAATAGATTTTTAACCGAGATGCGACTCATGCAAATACACTCTTAAAAATGTCTGTTATAGAATTCAAAGCAATGGTACCACTACCTTGAATTCTGCCATATGCATTACGAATACAAGTGAGTGTCTGAATAAAGTACGGAGTCTGGAGAGGAGTAAAACGATGCAACACAGACTTTACTAAATATGAACCGGAGTCCATACTAGAATAAAGCTGAGTTGCTGTCATAGAAGGCCACTGAATATTGATCTTCTGCCCAGCATATCGTTTGTTATGACCGGAAACAACCAGCTTCACGCAATTTTGTAATGCATAACGCCTTATAAAGTTGTTGTAAAACAAATTTTTCAATACAGTTTTGTCACTTTCTCCAGTCAAATCGTAGACATATTGACTATATTGTAAACTATCATTATTATTTGTAAACAAAGAATTACTTCCTAGACTGCTGATTTCTTTAACAGCTGTTGCATAAACAAAACTTTCATCAGGTTCTATTCCGATCATTGTTTTGGTTTTTGTGTCAAAGCCTAGTAGAGCTCCGCCTCCAAACTCTTTCATTCCTTGATTATCTACTCCATTTTGCTGCCAAGACAAAACCCTATTATCATTGTTTATTTGGGTAGTTTCCAATACATAAGTATCAGAATCTATGTCAGAGCTATTAAACAAACTATCTATGGTGACAAAATTTATATACTTTTTTCCATTAGAGAAAAACAAATATCCATAGTTACATTTGCCCTTAGTACCTTTAGACCTATTAGAAATCCATCTTATTGTTTCCATTGGAGTCCAGTATGGCATACAAAAATCTTCTAAATAAGTATCGGATGTCTCTATGTTAATGTCTGTGGAAGTCACTTGCAACATATTCTTTACAATATCGGAAATAACAGTTGAAGCTTTTACTTTAGAACCCCAGGCCTTAGAGAATTTTAAACTTGTCAAATTTTTATAATAGGAATCAGTGAAATAAAGTTCTATGACAGAAGCCTGTCCTTGTTTGAACCCAGTAGTAGAAGAAATCTTACCAATTCTTAGTAATGAAAATTCTCTTTGTTGAACTGAAGTTTTACCAAAAGCTATTAGAATCTTTTCTGCCCCAGTTAACGGACCCATCTCTTTTAGACCATATTTATCAGTTAGAGTTAATTTACCGAAACAACAGACACTATAAATATCTTCGCTAAAGTAACAATCAAAAATATCTTTATTATCGATCATAACAGTTTTTAAAGCACCTAATTGAATGATAAGGGTAAATATTCCCTGCTCTGACATTATTTAGATCCTATTTTATTTGTTAGCAATGGCGTTGATCTCTGCTAACAATTGGTAAAGAAAATTTGGTTTAAGTATTTTTAGAGTATTTCCTGGAAGTAGATCCTCAAATGGATTCAATATATCATTGAACAAACAAATAACCCACCATAAATACGGGCTGTTATAATACTTCATGCTTATAGTATCTGGAAAATCAGTATCATCAATATCATGATTAAGAAAATAAAGTACATTTTTATTAGCTTTTTCGTTAATGATATAGTTTCGAAAGAGGTTCAAAAAATACTCTTTGGATTCAGTATCATAAAGAATATTGAACAAATTTAATTCACTAGTATTACTAAGATAGTGATTAGTTAATGTATAAAAGTCTTTGTCTGATTTTTCTATAGGCATAGTTTATCTCTTACATTGCCCTAGGAGCAGCGTCTGATGTCACAGTAACAGAACTTCCAGTTTCAAAAGTACTATCAAACAATGGAGTTATATCTTGAAATGTTAGTTGTAATTTACATGAAGTAGGTTTACCTTTAACAAACGGGTAGGAAAGTTCCGGCTGAACAGTCTTTAGCGCTGCATATTGTAATTTAATAATCCCCTTAGGGATGGATTCTATTTTAAAGATGTGTGGTGGAGTTATAGATAAAACATTATTCACTATTTTTTTAGGGCTAGAAAATTTCATTAAATCTATTATTGCATTTTCTATTTTTTCATAATCAGAGGCTTGATATACCGCTAGCTCAAAATTAAAATTATATTCCAAATTTTGAGTTCCTTTATAAACTAAAGGGGCATCAACTCTGTAATTTATAACATCCCCTGACAACATACTACTAAGTTTGCCGGATAAGGTATCCATCCCCGTTTTTTTACTATCCCAGTTACCACTAAGTAGATTTTTTACATCTGCCCATGGAGAAAAATTTCCAGCAGCATTTTTAAGATCTTGCCATGGAATCATCCAGTTAGATATTACATTTGCCATTCTGGAAGTAATATTCTCATAGTTTTCCCAACTATGATCTAAATTTAATTGGATATCGTTGGGTGCTAAAAATTTAAATACCCCTTCTGTTGCGCCCACTCTTACTTGGGCGTCGGAGCTTCTTATATTTGAAGTTTGTCCTTCGTACTTACATGCTGATATTTTTATCCAAAGGCAATCTTGTGGATTACTTGCCCAAGGACCAAAATCTGGAAATTGATATTCTGCCATTGTTTTTCCTTATGGATTAAGAATTGATAATGCTAATCCCATAGTTCCCAGAACATACATATCATCAATCTCAAATGCATTAACTTGTTGCCCCTGCTGTTTACCGCCGGAACTCATTGTTTGAGAAATGATGTTATTTGTTTGGGTAGCATTTTTACTCATTTCTCCGGGTAAATTTGAAGCGGCTTGAGCGGTGGCCTGTAAAGCTGCAGTATTAGTTGCTTGTATTTGTGCTGTATTTAATCCTTTTTGTCGTTCCAGATCTGCAATTTGAGAAGTTGTCGTTAATCCAGTTAATGGAGATATTTTAGCCATGTTATTCTGTTGTGCCTTACGTATATACTCTTCTGTAGATATACCACTTTTTACTGTATGCCCGGAACCATAGTCTGGGTTGTAAGACGTTTCTGCCATAAGGGTTTTTCCAGTAGTAGGATCATAATATGCAATAGCTCCATGTCCTAGGCCCACAATAGAGTCCCCAGGCTTAATGTCTGATGCTCCATACTGCCCAGATTTTAAAAGAGTTCCAGCGTTTTTTCTAAGAAGTTCAGCAGAACCCCCGGTTGTTAGGTCTTTATATTTGGCCATTTGTTCAGGAGATAGCTGACCCGCCATAGAATCTAGTAAAGTTCTATACCCATAATTTACTAAACCAGTGCAGTCTATTTTCTTCGTTACGTTAGGATCTACTCCATGTCCACCGCCATATTCATAACCAAAGTTTTTAGAAGCATATTGTATTCCATTAAACATTGCGGTTAGAGGATCAGTACCTAGTTGAGGTCCTGTAGATTTAACACTAGGACCTCCGTATGTTTCCATTAAAAACTTTTTTGTTTCCATTGGGAGTTTACTTCTATCCATAGGGGCATTTGCTCCACCTAAAGCTCTATCTAATTTACCCTCTCCCCAATTATAAGCAGCCAGTGCTTTTTCTTTATCTCCTCCATATTTCTTCAATAGCCCAGCATAATAACTAACTCCTTTGTTAATATTTTGTTCCGGGTCATATGCGTTTATATTACCCGCTGTACCGGGCATAAGTTGCATAAGACCCATTGCACCTTTTGGAGAAGTTACACTAGGGTTCCAATTTGATTCTGTTTGAATTAGTCTAGCTATATCTGCTGGGGTTATATCAGTTCTACCTGTAGCTTTAATAGCCTGATCTATAAATGGTGCATATGCTGGGTTTCTTATTATATCTGATGCATTTGCAGGGATAGATGGTGTTCCAATCCCACCTACAATTCCACTACCCCCGCTTATAGCACCTACTGTTTGCGGAGAATTACCGCCGCCCAAAGTATTAGTTACTTTTCCTAATACTCCCTTCCATATCTCATTTAACCATCCTACAACATCACTTCCAATACCTAAATACTTGTCTCTATTTTTATCATCGAATTTGTTTAGGTCTTTGGTCTGAACCAAATTGGCTTTGACTATGGCCTCATACATTGCATTTTCTGCACTTCCGGCTGAAGGAGATTCGCCCTTTTTTATATCTTCTTCAATCATATCTCCAACGTTTTTACCGATCCAGCCACCTATAAAGCCACCAATCATTTCTCCAGCAAAAACCCCGGCAGCAGCCCCAGCAGGGCCGCCTAGTAAAAAACCAAGACCGCCGCCAATGAGAGCCCCCGCGCCTTGCCCAGCAAAAGAACCGCCAACTGCTCCTGCAGTACCACCAACACCTTGTCCCTGAGCTGCAGCAAGTCCACCACTTAATAGAGCGCTTCCACCTCTAGTAGTAAATAACTTTTTACCGAGATTTAAACCTCCTTTTGCAATTGAACCGATTTTACCTTTTAAATAGTCTAAACCTAAATATGAACCAATAAGAGCCGCTATATCACCAAAGTCGATTCCTCCGTCTTCTCCTGGAGGCTGGGCGCCAACAGAACCAACCTGATTACCAAAAATTCCTTTTTTGAACTTAGCCTTTAATGTTGCTTTTGTTCTAGCATTTCTTTCGTTTTTGGCTTGTTGGGCTTCTCTATCTTTAGCCTCACGTTTTTTAATCTTTTTTAATTGATTATGTAATCTAGCTTCATCTCTTATGGAGGTATACTTAGCTAAAATAGAGTCCTTCATAGACTTTACAAAACTAAATATCTTATCTTTAAGAGACTTGTTACCTTTACCAAAAGTCTCAGCTAGGGCCTTTAAACCTCCCTTAAGTTTGCTAGCGTATTCTGAAATCGTTTTTGCTAATTTTGATTCTCCAAGTTTTTCGAAAAGGGCTTTAATTTTTTGAAATCTTTCAGAGTTGACAATACCTAAGAACTTTTCTTTAAAGAGGTCTATTTTATCTAAAACTTTAGATTTAAAATTTTTACTAAGAAACCCAGAAACCATAACAACATCTTTTATATAACCTAAAAACTTTCCAAATAGTTTAAAATATAGAGGAAATCTAAAGAACTTACTCATGAAAAATTTTATCGGCCTAGTCATAGCAACTGCCTGTTCTCTACTAAATCCTCCGTATTTGGTTAAAACTGTTCTAGCGGCGAATCTTATTAGAAAAAACTTTATCCACCAACTAAAAATCTTTTTAACCCAACCAAAAAGTCCCTTGGCTGCATCCCACACAGCTCCTAACTTATCTCCTAAAATTTCATGAAAATCATTCTTAACCAATTCTATCATTGAAGCAAACTTAGTTTTAATAAACTCTAAAGCTTTACCGAACACATTATACATAGCCACTCTAGCTGTACCAAAAACGTCGCTTTTTACTTTTCCTATAGTTTTACTAACCATTTTTTTGTATAAAGATCTACCTACATAAACCCCGATACCAGTAGCAACAGCACCAACAAGAGTAACACCTAGATATTTTAGAAAGGATCTCTCTTGCTTTATTTTTTTGGTATAATAGACTTTTTGACTACCAGAAATAGCGTTTTGTAGTTTTAGTAGATCTTTAGACGAAATTGTAGCAGGTAAAGATCCGGCTGCGATCTTTACATTTACTGCGTCAGCGGCCTTATTTGAAACCCGAACTGGAACAAGAAGGTTTCGATTTTTCACTGCGTCGACAATTGGCATTTTAGTTATAACTCCAAAAATAAAAAGGTCTTAAGGATATTTATACAATATCTCCTTAAGACCCGAAGATCCGTTCCTTTTAAAGGAAGCGGAGGAAAATTATTGAGCTGTTTTTATGTTACTTTGTGCTTGTATTTCCTCTTTAAGCTGTTTGATTACGAGATTTAGAAAAGCCTCTCTTTCAAAGTCGCTCAGCATTGCACTTTCGGTTAGTGAAATTCCGGCGTATTTACTCAAATAATATTGTTCTTCTACCAATGCCTCTATCGTTGCACCTTCCGTAACGATAGATTTTAGAATAAAAAACTTTCTAAAGATATGTTGATCTCTTCCTCAGATTTGCACCCATCGCACTTCATCTTATACTTAAATTCAACTCCAAAATTAAGATTATCGAACCAATCTCTAATCTTTTCATAAAGTCCTTCGGGAATCATATTAACGAATTCATATGCATCTTCAGCAGTTGGTACTGATTCTCCATCTGGGGTTACTATCTTTTTAATACATAGCGCGTGCGACCATAAGGCCTGATCAATCATTCTCTGTTGATATTCAAGATCTTTATTTACTTTGGTTGCTGCAACCTTCTGAACTCCACGAGTTAAAATTTGCAATTCAACCGCAATATTATCATCTAATTTTACAGAAGTATCATATTTTCCTAGCTTTTTTGTATGTAACTTACTAAGATCGATACTTTGCATTGTTTGTGAAGAACACTTGGGACAATTATATACAAATTTGTAAAGATTGCCTTTAGTTCTCCGTCTTATAGCTACAAGTAAAAAGAACCGATCTTCTAGGTATAACTCGTCAATGTTAAAACCTTCATCTACAACAGATCCAACAATTAGATCATCTAAAGCCGTTTCTGAATCATCATCCCCAGTACCGTAGGACAAAAGCCTTTTAAGTTGAAAAGTGTTAAACGGTTTTATTTTAACTTTCTTTCCAGATCCAGGTAAAGTTTCAGAAAACTCATAACAATTTAAATACTTTTGGACATTTTCTAATGACACAATCTATTTCTCCTTAGTCTATTCTAACATAAAAATTATATCATACTACTTAATATTGTAAACTATTTACACATAAGTGAAGTATGTATAGCTGAAAGTAACATCAAAGGTAGCAAAATCAGTGGTCTGACTCATATCCAATTGCAGATCGCCAACTTCTGACGGCCATGCAAATTGAAGATTATATACTAGAGAAGTAGTAAAAGTCTTCGGATTTAATAAATAGAGACTTTGTTCTCTAAAATATTCACTAGGCATTGCGTGTTTATTTGTCTTAGGATTTAAAATAAAATCCTGCCAAGCTAAAAATGCTTTTCTAATATAAGCATTTACGTCTACATTAAATGTACACGTTAGATTATTATAAGTCCTCTTTCCTGCTGTCTTATAATCGAAACCTTGCCACTGAGTTATGTTCTCATCAATTGTGCTGGACGGTAGGTTAGCAGTCTTTACCAAGAACCTTGCGTTCGGAACCAAAGAAATTTCGGCAGGAAAGTTAGGTTCAAAATAAAATAGATAAGCTCTTGCCCCAGTTTCAAAATTACTTTTAAAAGCGTCAATGTTAAGCTCATTAGCATTAGGTGTATTTGCCATAATATATCTCCTTCAAGATGCGGAGCTGAGCCTTAACTCAGCTCCCAAGTAGTTGTTATTGTTTAGACTTCTGCGAAACTAGTCCCGGTTTTCGTGCCCACAAAGTGCAAGCGAATGTAGGTGATAGCGTAAACGGGTTTAACGTAAAAGTCTCCTCTTAGTTCTCCCTTTGCAATAGTTTCTGCTGTGTTATTGCTATCATCGCAAACAAGCTTGTAATCTTCAATGAGACCCTTACCTTTAGCGTCCGCAAAAATTGGGGTTACGTCACTAAGGAACTGTTGACGCTTAATCGCGGTATTAGGTTCCTGTAAATAATACTTAGAAACGTCAGACACTTTCTTTTCAAGAATTAGAAAAGTTAGTCTACCATGTACATACCCGAAAATAGACTCTTTTTGTAACATGGTTTTCTGAGTCCAAATATATTTACCTTGCCCAGCTAGACTTACAACGCTGTTAACATTATGCTTATAAATTTCGTCTCTTTCAGCTAAAGAAGGATTCCATGCTAGTCTACGAATGCCGTCTAATTTAGCTCTGTTCAAACCTGCTGGGGCTAATCCGCCTGCATCAACACACTTAACATATACGCCGGCTGCATAACCAGAGAACGGAACCCAACGATAACGATTAGCATACTTATCTTTAATATCTATCCATGTACCATAAGCTGCAGCGTAACTAGAATTAAAGTCTGAGTAGGCTGCATAAAGACCTACACTCCAAGTTACCAAATCGTCGGCTTCATTTCCGACATTATTGATTACACTGGCACTTAGACAGTCTGGAATGAACATACAATCTTTACGAGTATTACATACCTGCATCATTGTGAGCTTAGATGCATTAGGTTTATCACCATCAATAAATACATTGATGGTGTTATCTTCTGCATTAGCGTAGAGGTTAATTGCGGCATCCATTACTGTAGTAGAAGGAGCTTCGTTCCCATCAATGCCTGCGCCTACATTATCAGTATTTGTTCCGCCCCCAAGAACTTGCCAAGAAGAGGTTGCAAAATTAGCAAGAGCCTGGTTCTTATAAGTAGGATTGAGAGTAACTCTAATATAATCAGAATTTTCATTAATCTTACTTTCTACATACATTGCTTGAGAAAGGTCATCAACCTTTGTTTCATCTGTAGACACATTAAAAGCTTCTACAAAGGCCCAATTACTTTCTACAGTAGTGTCAGAACTTTGTAGACATTCTTGGACTATAACTAAGAATTCCTTAGTAGATTCTAGTTGAGAATCTACACTACGAATAGCAGCATAAGTATCCCAAGATGCGTGAAGTTTTTGGCGAATTAAATCATAATTAGTTTTATCACACACAGCAACTCTTAGATAATTACCAGAGTAGCCTCTATATGCAGCGATAATATACATTACATAAGGATCAGGACAAGCTACTTCATCAGCAAAAGCATCCGGATCAGAAATAGCCCCAACACCAGTACCCAATGTATAGGCTGTTGCTGAGGTCATTTCGCTAAAGGTAGCCGATGTTCCTACAGTTGCTTTTGTCCCAGAGAAAGTTGAAGAAGTTGGCATAACTCTTGTACAATAAAGATTATTAGAACTCTTTAAAAATCCTATAGCCGAAAACATATCACAGTAACACGGAGCATATGTGGTCGGGGTTCCAAACTTAGTTACTAAGTCTGTTTCATTTATTACTAAAATTGTGTCGTTTTCTCTACCTCTCCATGTATTCCTGAGAATAATGGCACCAGCAGGCCCAGTTACTTCTTCGTTATACTGAGTTTGATCTTCCTCAGTTATAGAAATTTGCGGTGAAATTAAATCTACTAGTTCTGGCATTGTTCAAATCTCCTTTGTCGGTGAACCGAAGGATCGTTCAGCTCACTCTTGTTTGGGTTATATGGTATAGACAACACATATTTAAAATTTTGTTTTGGGTCTAAAGGTCGGTAATTCGTACTAGAATGTTCGTCGTTAGTAGTCGTCGTTTGTATATAAGTATTTATTAAAAAATTTCAGATTTTATCAAAAAATTAGTTTCAGGGGCTTGATGAGTATGATATAATAAACTAAAAGCTTGGAGGAAAGGAAAACATGAGTAAATGGGTAAAGATGTGGAAATCATATAACAGTGGTCCTGGAGAACCTGTTTATTTTGAATTTGAAAAAAATGAAGATATTAAAAATCTAATAGAGTATTGGGAGGAAGAAGAGTATTGGGATGAAGGTTATTATGATATTCTATGGGAACAAATTGATAAACCTCCAAAGGAATGGCTTGAAAAGGAAATTAAAGAATACGCTAAAAAATCTAAAAATTTATACAAAAATTATCGCAGAGCCAAAATTGCTATAGAAGATACCATTAAAAATTATAAACTTCTTCTATGATAAGGAGGTAGAGAAATATGAACCAGAAATTGCCTATGAGATATGATGTGGAATATGAGGGTGTACTTACTACGATCTATGAGGATATTTCCGGGGAATTTGAAACCTTAGTGGAAGCTAAGGAGGCGGCAATAAAACATTTACACGGCATAATTGAAATGGCCGTATATCAAATAACCCACATTGCAGCAATGCAAAAATAAATTCTAGGAGGAAACTCTGATGGATAAGGAGCCTTTTGAAATTTGCGATTGGTGCGGAGAAGGGGTACATTGGATCAATTCTCTGGGCTACTGTAAAAAATGTGTGGAGTGGCACATCAAGCAACACCATAAAGAAAATAAGGAGAAAGAAAAATGTGGTTAAAAATATGGAGAGATAGTAGTGCAATGGCCGGGAGACCTCACTACGCCGAGTATGAAACTGAAAATGATATTGAGGGATTAATAGATTATTTCGACGAAATGATTTATGGCGATGGCTACCATTATATTGAATGGGAAAAAATAGATAAACCCCCAATCGAATGGTTAAAGAAAGAAATACAGAGAAAAGCAGAAACACTAAAGAATTTATATGCTAACTATAAAGAGAACCGCCATAATTTACAAGAGTTTATTAAGCATTATAAATCTTTAATTAAATCATAGGAGGTAAGAAAAATGGCTAAAAAGGCAAAAGGTTCTGCAGGGAATGGCAAGTCTGTTCGTAAAGTATTTTACTCTGTGTGGGACTACGAAAAGAAGGCCGAAATAAAAGTTTCTGAGCCTTCTAGGTCTGAACGTAATCGACGTATTAGACTAGGTTCTATAGTATAAGGAGGTAAAATGGACATTTTTAATCCGTTTCCGTCTTTGGATAAAAATATAGAGGAGATTAAAAAATTGAGAGAGGCTTATGATCTTCTGGTTTCTATTCATCTTGAAATTGGGTCATATGGGCAAGGGAAACTGTCTCAAGAACTTCTGTTTAAAATGAATGATTTCTTTGAGTTTGACGACTCTGAATAAAGGAGATAGTACATGTCTAGTCCCAATATACAGTTACTAAAGGCCACTTTAGAAAATCTTGCAAAAGAACTAAAATCTAATAGACCAATGATTTACGGAATAGATGGTGCATGGGCTCAAGGATACCAAGGGGGCCAATGGGATGCCGGATTTCATATTGAGGAATTACTAAAAGACTTTTTTGATTATGAAAAACCTGTTTCAGAAACCTCTTAGGTATGTTATAATAAACTAAAACTTTGGAGGTAAAAGGGTGATTAAAGTTTATCATAATAAAAATTTCCTTAATATTCCTTCATGGAAATGGGGTACTGAAGTTAAACCTGAAATCGTAGATTTAAAATGGGTGGCAACAGTCGATACGGACGATCTTAATGCGGCTTTTGAAAAAACGAACCATATTGATTGCGCATGGGAATATAATGAAGAAGTAAGTTCTTGTCTTATTAAACAAAGGTCTACTTCTTGTGGAGATGTCCTTATACATGGAGATAAAGCGTATGTGGTTGCGGCTGTAGGGTTTGTCGAGATTGATAACCTTTATTAGGTTATTTAGTTTCAGAATTTAGGTTAATGTATTATAAACTAAAACTTTGGAGGTTGCCGTGAACCGAAAACAATTTATAGAACTTGTTAAAGAAGCCGAAAAAGGCTCGGTTTACAAAGATGAAGCAGATCTTTGGGAATCTTTGCGGCCGTTTGATGGACTGGCTCTCCATAAAGAAAGAAGGATGGCAACCAAAAAAGCGGTAATTAATTTCATTCGTTATCAAGCCCTCCAAATGAACGGTAATTGGGACTGGGATGAACTTGAAACCCTTCAATATTGTTTTCGTAGAGTGGATCTAATTTAGAGGAGGTATTATGTTAATCACCAAAAAATATGTTGACAAAATCGCACCATTTCACGGAAGGACTTCCTGTGACGATATTAATAGAAATAATGCTTATGGTGGGTGGGATAAAACATATAATTCAAAAACCGGAGCAAAAAATATTATACTTCCTCGTTGTGCTCGATGTTATCTTCTTGATTCTATTGGGTGTGATACTATGGACTTAGAATTTGAACCTGTAGTTGAAGTTTGGTTGAAGTATAAAGGAGAACGGTAATCATGAATAAAGTGGTCATTCCCAACTACAGATTTTCCAATTGGAGCCGAGGTCAAAGCAAACCAGGTTCTTGGAAAATAGTATTGGAATATGACCCAAAAGATGTACCTAAGGATATTGTCTTAACAGAAAAAGCGAAAGAAGTTTGGAAAAAGGAAAAGAGTATTTTTGGATATGCAAACTTTCGAGGACTTAAAACTGGAGACATATTATCTATAATCTCAGCAGCAAGGCGATCCGAGGTAAATTTAGGCGCTTCAAGAATGGGTTGGGTATGTTCATATAAAATTAAGGATCGTTAATATGGAAAAATGGCAAAAAAGAATGCAAATGCTTAAAAGGTTTAAAAAAGCTAGACTGAAAAAGAAACTTATTAAGAGATGTCTGTTATGTGGTCAAATAATTTCAGAGGAGAGATAAAATGAACCATAAAATAAATAAAATATTTGTTGCGTTGAACGATACAGCCAAAAAGAGACACATCAAAATCCGAGATCTTCAATATGAAGAGATTTCCCAAATAGTAAAAACTTATTCTGCTAGTGAAGAAGATTTTTATTTTTTATGGGAAAGTATTATGAAAACCGGACTTGTAAAATAATTTTTGGAGGATCACTATGGAAGACAAAGAATACGCAAAAAATCAAATTGTAATTCATTCTCTATTAGCTCAATGGTGGATGACCAGAGCACTTAGCTGAGAGGTTAAACGGATGGATTTATATCACGTTGAGGGAAGTTATGGAGAGTATCCTAGAGATGAGTTCGCCAATGAAGAAAAGGTTTCTTATGCTGTTGATGCAGCCAAAAGGCAGATAGACATTATAAAAGATATTAATGATAAGGTTTTTGGGAGGGATGGTAGTTTATGAAATTATTATTTTGTGAAAAATGCGGAGAAATTATTCCTATACCGGCCCCTAAAAATAAAATAATATATTGTTCATGTGGTAATATTGGAGGAATATATCAAGATAATTGCGTTTATGCAAATATATATCTGAGGGATGAAGAATCGTTTCATACATCCAAAGTTTTGGGTTTGAATAATTCAATATTATTAGGACTAGAAAAACAAATAGTTTGTAATGTAGGTGAATGGAATGACAGTCAACTATCAATATTTGTTGATGGGACTCCTATCAAATATGAGGAAATTAAATGGCCTACATACACTGGTTCGGATTTGGGATCAGCCTTTAATTATTTGTTAAAAGAGATAGGTAAAGAATTAAAAGATATAAGTTTCATAAAGGATCAAAAAATAAAGTTTAAGGATGGAGGATATGTACTATTAGCTGAACAACCGGCAAACAAGGATTTTATTTATGTTTCCGTACAGAAAAAAGACGGATATTTGATAGAAACTAAGCTTTTAAGATATTAAGGAGAAGAAAAAAAAGTGATATGCTATTTTCATGAAGACTTGGATGGGATATGTTCAGCGGCCATTATAAAACACAAATATCCATGGGTGGAACTTATTCCTTTAAATTATGGAGATGATTACGATGAAAAAATCTTCTCTAGAAATTTTAAAAATGAAACTATTTTTTTTGTAGATATAACCACACAACCGGTATCCATAATGAGTGAGTTGACTATATTAAACCGAGTGATTATTCTCGATCACCACATCACCGCCATTAATAATATTAAAGCTTTGAATTGGGAGCCTGAAGGTATTTTAGACACATCAAAAGCTGGTTGCGAGTTAGCTTGGCAATATTGTTTTCCATATCAAGAACTTCCACTTCCTGTTTATTATCTTGGAAGGTATGATGTTTGGGATCATAGTAACGAATTAACTTTACCGTTTCAGTATGGTATGAGACTATTAAATTTGGCACCAGATTCACATTATTGGAAATATCTTTTTGCTGGGCATAAAGACTCCTATGCCCTAATCATCGAAGACGGAGAACTTGTTATTGAGTGGGAAAAAACTCAAAATGCTAAAAGGGCAGCAAACGCCTTTGAAGCAGAGTTTGAAGGCTTAAGAGCTATCGTTTGTAATGGGGATAGTGGTTCACCTTTGTTTGATTCAGTATATAATGAAGATAAACATGATATTATGGTTAGTTTTATATACACGAAAAATAAAGTTTGGACCTATGGTCTTTATTCTACAAAGCCAGATGTGAATTGCGGAGAAATAGCTAAGAGGCGTGGGGGTGGGGGCCATTTTTCAGCGTCAGGATTTCAAAGTAAAAAATTCTTGTTTTGAAGGAGTTAACAAATGAAACTGGGTAAAATTCAATCATGTGGAAACATATGTTATGTATCTACCTCAATCGATGAAGTAACTTTAACGTTTGGTAGAGGTGAACTTGATGAGTGGGGGTTTTGGGAAATTCCATGCGAAATATGTGCTCAGAACCATAAAAAAGCTTATCCTAATGATTTGGTTTGGCCGGATAAAGATATATGTGATGAGCCTAGTTAAAGGAGAATATTAATGAGATTCCCAAGTAAAAAATCTTCAGGAAAATTTCCTAACAAACTAATATTTGCGTTTTTGCCGCGTAGGTGTACGAAGTGTAGAGACACTATATGGTTGGAAGGTATTATTAAATCTTGGTATTATGGACTTAATAGATTTACATGTCTAAAATGTTATAGTAATGAATAGAGGAGTTATTAAATGAAATATGAGCCGGAATGTGATATGATGTGGGACAAAAATGGGTACATAGCTCGTAGATATTGGGATAATGTATTTTGTAAATTCTGTGGAGCTCCATTAAGCCCTAATGAGAGTTATGGTGAAGGTCCAGGCGATGGACCTGGAATGTGTATAGAATGTGTAAGAATTATTTTTAATGAAGTAGAGGAGGAGATGACAAATGCAGAAACTTAGAGATTTTTGCGCTATAGAAATTATGGAATGGGTTCCTCCAAAACAATTACCGGAAGGAAGATATTATGATGTTAAAGAAAATGAAGAACTAGGTATTGGATATACTATAGGCTGGAGACATGAAGATGGCACTTTTTACTCCAATAAAGAACTAGAACCCTACGAATATTGGAGAACAAAAAATGGGGAAATTGTTAAGGCCCCATGGGGTGGGTATCTTACTAGGGGACAATATACAAGATGGCAACCAGATAATATTTATAATGGGCAAGCTTTTCTATTAATTGATAAGATCAGAGAAACTAGAAGTGTAGAAATTTATTTTCATAAGAGCAATGGTCTTGATGATGGAGTTTCTGTAAGAATAGATGATGGGTCATGGTGGTGGGATAAAAGTCTATTTTTAGTTTTGATTAATGCCTATACGGGGATGACATATGGATATTAAAAAAGTTCAAAATGCTTTGTTAGGACTAGCTTTATCTGAACATAAGGGAGAAGTAAATGACGAAATTCCGATTTTATGTGAGGCTTTAGGTATTTTGTGTAAATGGTCAGATAAATGGGAAAGATACATATTCTCATGGGAGTCAATATGGTATGAATCAGAAGACTAAGAACATAATTAAAGGAATTCTTCTCATAGCTGTTCCTTTAATTATAATTATTGTGATAGGATACTATTATGTTCAAAACACTTTTAATTCCACTATGTCGCCAATAACAAAAGGATTTGGAGGAATTACAATAAACAATCCTCCAGTAGGGCTATTTGATAGTTTAGCACAAATACTTATAGGACTAGGTATTTGTCTTTCAAGTGTTTGTTGGGGTGTAGCTAAAGTTATTAAAGCATTGAGAACTTAGGAGATTAAAATGGCTGGATATATTGGAAAAGTAAAATTGGATAAGGAAATTGTAGAAGGGTTTTTATTAATAGAACAAGATGAGCGTTACGATGAATATTATGCAATGAAAATAGATGATGAATTATATCACGTTTATGGGGTTAATTTGCCTCGGTTTATTACAAGACTTGACAATTATAATTTAGAACAGTATATAGAAAAAGTGCCTAATGGCCTACTATAGTTCAAAAGGCTCTCAGCTTCCCTCAGTCACAACTTTAATAGGGAGATATATTAATAAACCTTATTTAGCTAAGTGGGCTAGAGACTTAATGAGAGATTATTCTCTAGATTTTGAAAAAGAGTCCAGAATAGCCACAGAAATTGGTACAATAGCTCATGAAATGGTAGAATTAGACCTTTTAGGACTACCATTAAAAGTATATCCTAAGAAATCTAAGGACCATATTAAACATGCTTTAATTGCCTATTCCGCTTGGGAGAAGTGGAAAGAATATCATAAAATTGATAAGTTGCTAGGAACAGAAATAAAATTGACTTCAGAAGAGTATGGATTTGGGGGAACTATTGATATTCCTGCGGTAATTAATTCAAAAAATACTATATTAGATCTTAAAACATCTAAGTCTATTAGTATAGAGTATCAGATTCAAATTGCCGCGTATGGTAAATTATGGGATGAAAATAATCCAGATACTAAAATTGAGAGATACGAAATTTTAAGACTTGATAAGTATTCTGGAGAATATGAATACGTAGGATGGGATGAATTAGAAAAACCTTGGAAGATTTTTAAATATTTTCTAGAAATAGACAAATTATTAAAAGAACTTGGGTATCAATTTTAGTTTCAGAAATTATCTAAACATGTTATAATAAACTAAAACTCTTTGGAGGCTATTATGAGTTATATGAGTGACAATATCCGAGAAGGTAAATATGATAATAAGCTTCCATTTGTATCTAGGAAAAAAGATCCAGAAGCGTACAAAGAATATAATCAGGAGACTTCTCGTCTTCTAGACCTTTTTATTGATGACCTTGAAAAAGAGTATGATACCTCTAAACTCAAAGGAAAAGATAAGATTTTTGCATACGCTTGGGAACAAGGTCATGCGTACGGGTTTAGCGAAGTTGTAATTCACTATGAGGAAATTGCCGCTCTTGTTGTTGAAGTGATGTTGGCAAATCTTCCAGACAAGAAATAAACTAGAATTCTTTGGAGGAACCGATAATGTCTTTAAAAAATGTTTATTTTGCTTTAGAGGAAATTGCCGCGGAACCTTCCACAAACGCTAAACAAATTTTAATTCAAAAATATCTGAATACTCCGTACTTTAAAGAAGTGGTTTATTTTACATATAATCCATTTTTAAAATATAAAATCTCTGAAGTTACGTATACTGCATATAACCCATCTGGGTCTCCTGCAGATATTTTCAGTGTGTTAAGGCGCTTATCTGAGCAACGTGGAGCAAATAATCAAGATCGCAATGGACTATCTAGAATAGCGTCTATTGATCCAGAAACAGTATCTGTGGTAAATAGAATTCTCAAGAGTGATTTGCGCTGTGGAGCTGGAACAACTTTATTTAGGAAGTTTATACCAGAAATTCCTAAACACGAGACAATGCTTTGTGGTAAAGATTTTGATAAATTCATGAAGTTAGCAGGGTCTTATGATAATGTAGTTGGATCTATAAAACAAGATGGTGTAAGAACTTGGGCCATCGTAGATAAACTTAGACAAAATGTAAAATACTTATCTCGTAACGGGAAAGAGTTTATTAATTTTGATGTCTTTGACGAAGTTTTTATCGAATTTGCAAAGAAAGTCTATGATAATCAAGACGATTATGTTATTCTTGATGGAGAAGTCGTTACTAAAGACAAAAACTTTCAAAAAGTACTAACACAATTTAGTAGACATACTGGAGTCCAAAAAGATCTTTTTGAATTCAGAATCTTTGATATTGTTAATGATTTACCGTTTTATGCTAGATACGAACTATTAACTAAGCATTTTGAACTCGATACTAATCCAGATCATCCTCCTGTATGTTTGGTTCACCACTTTAGAAACTTCAAATCTAAAAAAGAAATTTATGATCTTCTTGATAAAGTTGCAGGAGAAGGTGAAGAAGGTTTAGTAATTAAAACCTTTAATGGCCCCTATGAGATGAAAAGATCTAATCATTGGTGTAAACTGAAATTAACTTACACTGAAGATTTACCAGTCTTACGTTTTGAATATGGCACTGGTAAGTATAAGAATTTACTTGGGGCTCTTATTTGCGACAGAAATGGTGTAGAAGTACGGGTAGGCTCTGGGTATGATGACCAAGAAAGAGTTGATCTACTTAATATACCTTCTATGATAGAAGTCAAATTCAAAAATGTTACAGATGATGGTTCACTAAGAGAACCTATCTTTGTTAGGGTAAGAGAGGACAAATGATCTGGATACTATGTCCTATAGTCTCATTAATTTATTTCTTTTATATTTTTAGTTACAAAGAATCTGCTCCAGCAAGTTGGGAGAAATAAATTAATAGCCGAGAACTTAAATCTTCTGAGGAATGGCAAAAACAATTTGAACATTTAATTTATGTTATGGACCCTGATGGATGGGATCGGCATAACTATGATTATTCTTGGTATGACGAGAAAATTACAAAAGATGAATTCTTTGGTAGAGTTACTTCTTCTACATGTATATTTAAGGTATCTCCTATGGAACTTTATGATATGTTAACTTCTGGTGAAATATGAAAATTGGATTCGATTTTGACGCAGTGCTTGTAAACTCAGCTTTGGTTCTCTGTGATATATTATCGCAGACACTTAATAGATTAGTGTTACCTGAAGAAATATGTCTCTACGACATCCAAAAAGGTTTTCCGCAGTTATCAGACAAAGACATTATTCATGTAATAGACTCCTTAGTAAATATGGACAACACATTTAAAATTCCTCCATATCCTGGGGCCTTAGATTTTCTTAGGTGGTATGGAAAATCAAACCTAGAAATTATAATCATCACTAATAGAGTAGACCTAACTCCGGTATCTGTATATCTAGAATCTAACTTAGATAAAAAGACTTTTGAAAAAATTAGACTCTTTTATTCTAAAGAAAAAGGTCCATTATCCAGAGCGTTGGGTCTAAAATATTTCATTGAGGATAGATTTCAAAACATTGTAAATTTAGCTAATCATGGCGTAGTTCCCATAATCTTTAAACAAAATTGGAATAAAAATCGAATCTCCCAAAAAAGTAATTTATTTGATTTGTGTGTATTTGTTGATTCATGGGAGGACATATATAATTTTGTTGGGTGTGAGTTTTTTGGGTATTAGCGGTTTCAGAAATCTTCTAAGCATGTTATAATAAATTAAAACCTTGGAGGTATAGTCATGGGTTACTGTATGGATCAAAAAGATGCTCAATTTTATATCCCCAAAAGAAATTATAATAAAGTTATTGAAGCCATTAAAGCTACAGCCAATGATACTTCTAAAATGGGAGGCGGATCTTACCAGGGCGGCAGAACCATTTCCAAATGGTTTGGTTTTGTTGATATGAATTATGTTAACCTCGGCAATCTTAAAGAAATTTTTGAGTGTTGGCGGTGGATAATTAAGGAAGATGTGCTTGGAATATGCGGAATAGAGTTTATGGGAGAAAAGGCCGGAGATGATAAAGTTTTATTCCAAGCAATTGCCCCGTATGTTAAATCTGGAAGCAACATTCAAATGGTAGGAGAGGATGGGGCTGCTTGGAGATGGTATTTTAATGGAACTGATTGTGTTTATCAACATGGTAAAGTAACCTATATGAGGAGGTATAAATCATGAAAAAGGTAAAACTTAAGGTGACTATAACTTTTGAGTTTGATGCAAATCCTAAATACTATGGCACAGATGTTCCTGCAGAAATGGCAAAAATTGATCAAGAACAATTTTATGAAAACCCAGATATTCTGTCGGAAATGATTATCACCGATGAGTACATGGTAAAAGTAGAACCTATAGAATAAGGGGGTTAATTGATGTCTTTAGATACTGTTAAAACTATTATGTGGTGGAGTTTTTGGATAGTGTTTTTTAATTTAATAATTTTCATAGGAACTGTGCTCGGTGCAATATATTGTCATAAAGCTCTTACGTGGTTGTGCGCGTTTGAGAGTTCTATCTTTTTATTCGCTGGAGGTATTTTTTATGTTTGCCAAAATTATATTGTGAAAAAGGCGGAGAAAAATTTATGACCCCTTGGGAATATCTTAAGTTACCTTATTCATTTTGTTTTGTATATGATAATGGAAACTATACTAGCTATGTTAGGGAGTTTCCAGGTTGCGTAGCTGAAGGAGATGGATTAGAGGAAACCTGGATTGCTCTTCATGGAGCTGCTTACGATTGTATTGAAGCTACTTTAGACTTGGGACAAGAAATACCTGAACCTTTAACTACGGTGTGGAAATGAAAATGACTTGTCCAAATTGTAAAGAAAGGCGAATATCTAAAGCCGAAACTAGCAAATTCATTGTTTTCCAATGTGATGACTGTGGAGCTAAGTGGGCTACAGAGCGAAAGTAAAAATAATTAAGGAGAAACAAATTATGTTAATGACACCTGAAAATGAAAATTGGGATGAATTTTGCGCCATTCTAGAAGGCCCAGAAGGCTGTGATTTTAAAGAGGATGAAAATGGCAAAATTACATGGAAATGCGATAGTAGTATGAGTAGGCCGCTAGCTATTAAAATTCTTGCAGAATATTTTCCGGAAATAAACATTAAAGGTTCATTAGAATATTTCAATGAACACGGCGGTCTTTGTGATTGCGAAATTCTGTTTAATGTGGAAAACCATGGACTTTATTTCCTCTAACAGAATTAGGTAAATTAGATAACAAAGTAGTTGCTTTAGAATATTCCTTGCTTAAATGGAGGATATGTTGTGTTGCTCTTGTAATATCCTTGACTATCTATTTGGGGGTTAAATGTTGATGAGAAAAGACCCTGTATTTAATTATTATTGTTATGGCGGGACCATGGTTAAACGAATAGATCTTAAACTGGCGGAACAAACATATCAATGTCCTCACGCTTGGGATACAGAAGGTGGATTTCCGGCTTGTAAAACTTGTAACGGTAAATTAGAGGGAACAGTTCCTATAACAATAAAATATGTGTAGAGGAGATAGAATGATGAACAGGAAAGCTGCTACAAAGTTTGACATCATTTCAGGACAAGCCAACACCCCCGCCAAAGCAATCCTAACCGCAGCGTGGGCGGCGTTGGAAGGAGGGAAGTGATGGAACCCTGTAGAATTTGCGGTGCAGCGGAATATACAGCCAGTTATGGCGGGCCAGGTATATGCCCTAAGTGTGACTGCGGTGTATTCGATGCAAATGTTATGGCATGGAACAATAACAAGTTATCAACCGAACTCGCCGCCCTCAAAGAAGTTTTAGATGATAAAAGGCGGTTAACCAGAGAAATTGACGTTATTTTGAATGGAGAAAATGCGGCTAAACAGGCAAGCCTTTGTGACCTGATAGGCCAAATAAAAGAACTAGCCACTCTCCAGGGTCTGGTGCGGGAGATGGGAGCGGTTCTTGATAAAGTGGCAAATCATAAATGTTGTGAAATAGTAACGGTTGCTAATGGAGAAACTAAAGTTTCAAGGTATGCAAGAATAGCTACACAAATCCTCAACCGCCCCGAAGTTAAGGCGGTTCTTGAAGGAGGGAAGTAATGCTTCCAACCCTAAATGCTGCTCTTCTTGCTGGGTCAGTCTTATTTTTTGGGATATTTTTAGCAGGAATGAAGACATCTAAAAGTGCCCCAATCGGTAATTTATTCTTATTATTAGCCTACCTATGCTTATTTTTTGGGTTGGCATCGAAATAAAAAGGAGGGTGAGTGATGGATGATAAGTGTCCGTTTTGTGGGGCTGAGGCCCAATCATTGAGTGATCAAATAAAGCCACGGTTTGAACGCTCCGCCCTCAAGAAACTAGTCAAGGAGATGGGGAAGTGACTGTGCTTTATTTATTAGGGGGTTTATTTTTATTAGGACTAGCCATAATGATCCTAGATTTTACAAACCATTATAATGGTGGTAGATAAGGAAAATTCGAAATGAGTGAATGCCTATCCTGCGGAAGCTGTTGTAATGAAATCTCTCCGTTTGGAAATCCTTGTCCATATGTTAAGGAAGTAGAACCTGGATTATTTTTGTGTTCAATCTATTCCAAAAAACCTAAGGTCTGTAGAGACCATACTTTTGATGGAAGATGGTGTCCTATTGGGTTGTCTATTTTAAAGCCTGAACGGCTGTCAGATTTACACAGAAGAAGTGACAGGATTTATAAATTAGTTACTAAACAATTTAAGGAGTTTTAAAATGGGCGTAGATTGGGATTATTCTAAAGAAGGCGGCGGAAAAAAATTTAAAGATAGATATGTACTTGGCGAAGGAATACCTAATTTTACATCAAACGGCAAAGGTATATCACTATATAACTATGAAAAATATGGAAGTTTAATAAACCTATCAGTGCCAAAAGGATTAGCTCTACCGCGTATTAACGGACTAATCTATAGATTAGTTCTTGAAAGAGTACGTTAAGATGGAACACAAATTATACATAGAAATCAAACCTTCAAAGCATATAAAATATGATCCTGACCAGTTATTTGAAACGATATTGTATTTCTGTTGGCAGAAATTAAAACACTTTGATCATGAAGACCTCCCAGAAATCTATATTGAAATTGGAACTAAGGACGCAGAGAAACTTAAACACAATGGATACTTTGATGTAGTTGGTGATGACTTAACTTATATCTGTTTATCTACTAAGAAATTGAAGACTGATAAATACCGGTATAAGGACGGTTTAAAGAGTTTACTCCAAATGTTTCTTCATGAATTTTACCATATGCGTACATGCATAGAAACTTATTTGGAAAGTGATAGATCCATATCATTATATGATTGGCAACATGAAAGGTATGTTAATTGCCAACAGGAATGCGATGATATGCTTAAGTTGGGAATAGATGAAGATTTAGTATATTGGTATTCTAAAGAGGAGATGGAGGCAGAAGCCTTCTCATTTGAAAATTTAGCATATATAGAAAATTTATACGGATACGGTGGATTGGTCATACCGCCGGATGCATTTGAAATGATACCAAAAATAATTAAATAGTAAAGGGGAGAAAAATGACAGCCTTTACCATAGATAAAATAGGAAAAGAACAAGATAAGATATTAATGAATATTGAAAAAGGGTCAGAACCTTATTTAACAGAAAAGAAACTCGGTAATATACTTCAAGTTCTATTTCCACATAGCACCATAATATACGATCGGCTATTAAGTAAAGAGATAAAACTAAGACCTGATTATTTGATAAAAGAAGAAAGATTAATTGTAGAATTTCAGGGGAGTCAGCATTATACTAAAGGATTTCAAGTATTTAAAGACTCTGAAAGAATTACTATTTTTGAGTCTTTAGGTTTTAAGGTTATTGAAATTCCATATTTTATTCAGCCAACAAAAGATATTTTAAGTCTCTTATTTGGTGATTATACTGGTGTTGAACCAGAGGATATGTCTAATGAGTATGAATGTGGCTTTATCCACCCACTATCTTTGTCTTTTGGAGATTTTTGTAGTTCAGGCTTAAATAAAGCAGAAAATTTTATAAAATCACTTCCAGTAAAAGAACATAATGACATCTTAAGAAGCATGGAAAAAAGAGCGGAAATAAACAAAATACCTATTGAATTCTATAATCCCCTATCTTAGCAATCTATATTCTTTAATCGCCTCTAAGACACCCTCTTTCAATCCTAGTTTTACTTATTTTTGCTCTAGTTTCTGTGGTTACTTCATGCCCCATTTTAGATTCAGACATTTTTTTGATGCTTTCTGGACTATGGACCCTAGTTCTACATTTAGAACAGGGTTCTTTCCTTGTATTAAATTTATGTATATTAGTTTCATATGAATGACCATTAGGACATTTAACATTAAAAGATATTCCGTCATATTCATTATCCAAGAGAATAGATCCGGTTTGCTCTACGAGTAGTTTTAATTTTTCATAGGTTACAGTATTATGGACAACACGTTCTTCTACAGGTATTTTATCCCAAGCAGCTTTCCTAGCTTTTGATAAGGACTTACCAGTTTTTTCTCTATATTCAGGATTTTGCCAATTTTTCTTGCTATTAGCTGAATGTTTAGCTTTGGTCTCAGGTAAATTGGCTGAGCGTTTATTTCTGCAAGTTCTACAAAGTTTCAAATCACCTTGTTTAATATAATTTTTATATACTTGTAAAACCTCAATTTCACAATGTTCACAAGTAAACCAGACCTTCTTACCACTACCTCTGGTCAATTTTTCTAATGGTGTACCGTCTTCAGTTCTAAGTAACATGTTATGTACCTCCTTATAGTCTATTTATAACATATCTATGGAAAATGTAAACTAAGGAATATGAACAAAGAAAAAGCCTCCAGGTGAACTTTTCTTAACTCACTTAGAGGCTTAGGGTGCTTGTAACTAGTTAATATTAAACGCTAATCGGTAAAGTTATCGACCTTAACCCATCTGTAATAGAGCGCTGAGCCAAAGATATGTTCATGGATCCCATATCTCGACATAAGCCCGATAGTAGGATTGAAGGAATCTTCGAAAGTAGCTCTACTTGCCATTAGAGAAATATAAGGCAGATAGATAATACCAGTGTCATATGCGGAAGGACCCTTGTAACCTACCAAGAAGCCGACTTCATCAGCAAATGTATCACGATAAACAGAGATTCTACCGTCTAGAGTACCAAGTCTTGCGACCCCAGTGGGGGCAGTATTTACGTCACCGGCAACGGGCCAAATAGTAAAGGCGGAAGTTGCTTCGAAAATGGCGCAAACAGTAGGATGACAGACGACCCAATTACCAGCCCCTCTACGAGTAGTAATGGCAATGTCATTAGACCTACGGATAAGCATATTGAACAAGGAACGATAACGTTCTCCATCCCATCTGCCATCAGCAGTTAGGTAATTCCAACCAGAGCTTGTAGTAGCAGAAGCAGTGGCTGAGGTATGAATAGCCGCGATAAGTTCACGATCGATTTCCTGAGTAATTTCATAACTCAGAATATCCATCATTTCACCTTCAAGATCTAGACCGTGCATGGCTTTAAGATCTTGTGCTACTTCCTGAGACCAACGAGCACGAAGCTTACGAGTCTTGGCTTCTACTTGGGCCTTTTCAAGAGTCATGTTGACTTCTTTGATATGAGACCCAGTACCGATACCAATACCATAATCACTTCCTACGCCAGAACCAGCCTTAGAACCAAGAGCTTCCTGAGCTGAAGTAGTAGCAGAATAGGTGTAATCCTTATCTACTGTGTTATAGCCGATTTCCTGACCATGGGCCACGGAATTATAAGTCTGGCCAGCACGATAGCGCAGTGCAAAAGCTAGGCCTACGGGGCCGGTCATTGGTTGTACGCCAACTAGATCATGGGCAACCAATTCAGGAAAGGTTCTACGTACCATAGGAATAGCGATTTGATAAAAATCGCCATTGGTGGAATAAGAACCACTGCGATTAAAAGTAGCTTCAATGTTGGAACCAGATTCGTTTAATTGTGTGGTCATCCATTTTTCCTGGTTTTCCAGCATAATGGCAGTAGCATTTTTAACTTTCTGGGATTTAATGGGATTGCCTTCGTTAAGAATTTCTTCCCACTTTTTAACGGTTTCTTTAATGTTCATTAAGTTCTCTCCTTAACTTTTGAGAATTTCTTTCCATCTTTCTACCATACTTGAGCGGTAGGTTTCAAATGGAGACTTTTCTTCTTTGATTAAATCTTTTTTAGGTTTATCTTCTACAGTTATTTTGCCCTTGCCCTCAGATACTTCTGCGTTTTTCATTTTCTTTGAGTCGCATTCAGGACACATGGTTATGTTGCAGGCTTTATCCGATTTTCCTTCATAACCACATTCAGGACATACACAGTCATTAGACTTTGCATCTTCGGCCTCATGTAGTTTATTTTCTACAATAAGATCAAATTTACGATCGATTTCTTTTACGTTTGTTACGCCTTCTAACAGACCCATAACTCGTTTGCGAGCGGGAGTAGTTAGTCCATCAGTTTTTCTTACTTTATATAGTTCAGCTGCCAGATCTTGAGCATCAGATTCTAATACAAACTTTTCTTCCATTAGGCCGTTAACGTCTTCATTTAACTTAAGAATTTCGTCTCTAGCTTCATTCAGAAGCTCTCTGGCTTCGTCGTCGAGCACGCCTTCATCAATACCAATACGTACTTTAAACTGGTCAATTAGGTCGGAGTATAGTTCGCCTTTGCGAGCATACTCCATAATATTCTCGGGAATAATCATCTCTTCTTCTAAGATGTCATCTACGAAATTAGAAAACTTAGAGGTGATATCTTTCTTATAGTCTTCAAATTTTTCTTCATAGTGCTCTAAAAGTTTTTCCTTTTCAACTTCAAGGGCCTCGTTTACTTTTTCCTGAACTTTTAGGTCAACAATATCATTAAGCTTTTCAGTTATAGCAGCTTGCTGGTCTTCGTTCAAAGACTCGGCTTTTAGCATTTTTAAAATTTCATCAAACATTTATCTTCTCCTTCTTAGCGCTGTTTGGTAAGACCAAGTTTTTTACCAGAAAGACCTTTACCCATTTTTTCCATACGAGCAATTTTAGGTTTTAGCTTTCTTATTCTAGCTTTGATCTTAGCTTTATTTTTACGATAATACATCTTAGACTTTCTACGATTTTTAGCGTTAGTCTTTTTTAACAGACGCACTTCGCTGACTTCACCCTCGTCCTCATTTTCGGTATCCTCTTCGTCACCCTCATCACCAGAATCAAGTTCGTTGAGAATATCATGTAAACGAACAACCATTTCATCTGATAAATTTTCGTCGTCAAGTTCTAGTAAAAATTCTACCATGTTATTGACAAGTTCATCATCAGACATTTGTTCGTTTAGAGGTTCGATGTCAGTACCGAGATATTTTCTCAGTTTTTCATCTATGTTCATATATTATTGCCCTCCTATTGAGTTGTAATTCCTATAGAGTATTTATACAAATTTGCATTTTTGTTACAAATTACTTATGAATTAAAGATTTTATCTTCTTTTCTATCTTATATACAACATTACCAACAGGCCCCCGTTTTTTTCTAGAATCGGCGCTAGCTTTTCTAGCGGCCTCAGACCAAGCTTCGCCTAAAAGCAATTCTATTCTATTTAGTAGTTTTGTATTCATTCTATCCCCCAAAAGTTTTCTTGATATTATTTCCTACTGACTGAAATCCCTTTACCGCGATATTTTTTAACACCTCTAGTGGAAGCATTTTAAGATCTGAGTAGGCGGATTTAAGTTTTGTTTGAGCGCCTATCAGTCGTTTAAGATTTCTAGCTTCTTCACTTTCTTCTATTATGGCCTCTATTACTTGAAGGGCTGTGTCTACACTATTAAGCATAGATACATATAAAGCTGCTGCAGAATCCTCATTTAATGTTTTATCTGAAAAATACTCTTTTAGTTCCATGAATTTATGGCCTTATAAGAATTTTATGCCGGTATAAACCGCGTTCTTATTTCTTTTTCTATATGAAGGTAGGTCTATAGAATGAATCTCTGTACCTTTGGTTATTGTTATCCTGACTGGATTATAATTGTCAAAATGTACTTTAATATCTAATGGAGTTTGGGCACTTTTAAATACCACAGTATCTCCATGTCCGGGGTTATCAGGATCGCTTTTTATAACTCTATCGAAAGCAAAGCCTTTAGATTTTAGAGCAAAATCTATTTTGTCTCTTAGGTCTCGATAATAGTTTTTACTATCTTCTGTATTTGTTAGTTTTCCTACAAGTTTAGTGATTAAGCTAACAACGAATTTAAGAAGAACTGGAGTAGCAACAACCGCAGCAGTTTTAGCTAAAGTTGCAGTTAAGTTTTCAGCCAAAAGTAAATCTATTCTTTTTACGAGATCTTTAGACATTTCTACCTTCCTACGATTTTAATAAGTTTACCGTAAGCCTGTTCTAATAGAGCTCTTGTAGCTACTAACTCAGAATATTTTATCTTATCCCCCGATTCTTTCATTACTTTTTCCATAGTCTTTAAAGGAAAATAAGTATCAAAAGTATCAATAGTTTTGGCTAATCCACGAACTATTACAGAACCGTTGCCCTCATCTAGTCGAGAAAGCTGATTCATTAAGAACTTGAAATACTCTTCTTTAAGTTCTTCTACATTAGGCTCGACTTTATCTTCAGAATCATAAGTAGCAAATGTAGTACCTTCATAAATACCATTAACCCAAGATGGGTTATTTGATGGACTCGAAACTAGATCCCAAAGGATGAGTTTATATTCGTCATTTACAACTCCAGACTCATTGACCGAGCCTAGACCTCTAGAGCTAATACCTATGGGCCCCTCTTTTAAAAGAGTCTTAGCTATCTGTCCGTTTGGGGTATCTAGAATTTTAGCCTTACCATATAAATCATCCCCCTTCCATTCAAGTTGCATTGTTCTAATAGCAACTTTGTCTAGATTGGGTTCTGGGTTTGATGGATGGCCGAGCTCTCCCCATAGAGGAATGCCCTTTTTTAGATAAGCCTCTTGGAGTTTAGTAACTTCTCTTTCTAAAATAGGTTTCTTGTAAATTCTACCATTAGCATTCTTCTTTTCGGCTGAAGAGAAGATCCCGACTACATATAGACTTTTGTCCTTAGCGTCTTCCTCAAGAACAACGTCGTAACTGCATTCTGTTATCAGTTTTAATCTCTGGTTCATAATAGCTTCCTTTTTATTACTTATTCTTTTTCGCCTTCCTCTTCCTTCTCTACTTTTACCGGATCTACTTCTTTTTCAAGGCCCACCGTGTCTTTTAAATAACTGTTCTTTGCTGCTTGAATTTCTTTTTTGAGAATTTCTTTGGCAGTCACATAATCATCTTTACTAAATGCGTCTAGAGCATCTTTTACTTTTTCGGTGTCAACAGGCATATGTTATTCTCCTTATAGTTTATTTATTAAAAATTTCTAATATCCACCACTTTGCTGTTGTTCAAGTTTTGGATCAGGTCTGAATCCTAGTTTTATGTCTTCAGCAAACGAGGCAGCATTCGCCTTAATATCATTTTCGTCCCATTCTAAATATTTTCTCATTAAGAAGGACTTTCCCATTTCTGGCAAATTTGCGAGTGTGAGATAATTATTGAACTTTACTTCTCTCATTATTTGTTCTTGCTTGTCCTTATAGAAAGAAGGCTGAATCATCTTAATGGCTATATTGTCTCTAGTTAATTCGTATTCAGCTTTAAGACCCTTGAATTCTAGATGAAGTAAAAATAGATTAAGCCACTCATTACAAAAACGATTTTGCTGCCGAGAAAGAAATGTCGCCCATTTGATCTCATCTCTGCTAATTTCTCCAGCCGGGCTTCTTGAAAATAAAATCTCTGACTCTCTATCACTTTGCATAGCAGAAACCCTAGACATAGGATATTTAAGAGACTGATACAGCTTTCTTTGAAAGTACTTAATATCTGAGAGTTCTGTAAACCCAGCTGTAGAAGATCCACCAACAGTAGAAATATCTGAACCTCTTCCCTCGCTCGACGTACTAAGAAAAAAATTGTCCTGTATAGATAAAACATCAGGATTTTGAGTTAATCTACCAGTACTTGGATCATAACTCTGTTTCTTCATCATAGAAGACTTTACTTTTTCAACATATTTCATGGCCTTATCTCTGGGCATATTTCCTACGTCTACCTTAAATACTAGTCTCTCGGGGGCCCTCACAATTCGGTAAATAATGATAGAAGTTTCAAGTAGTTTCAGTGTATTATACGGAACTTTTACCTTTTCCAAATACCCAAAAATCTCAGATTTAAGTCTTCCATAAATACCATAGTCTACAAGTCCTATTTGGGCTGGTTCAAATTCAATAACATCTTTTTCTGATGGATTTACTTTTTTACCGGAATCTGGATTAAGATATTGTCTAAACTTCTTTATTTTACCTGTTATATGATCGTATTCAAAATCCATAGTTTCTGACGGAAGTTTCTTAATTCCGATAATTCCGTTTTTTTGGTTCTTTTCATCTATTATTCTTTCATAGTAAAATCTACCATCAATAAAATAGCTTCTAAAATAATCATAACAGTTTTCATGGAGTTTAAGTTTATTATAGAATAAATCGTCGAATTCCTCTTGAAGTTTATCTATAATATTCTTATTCTTTTTAAGATCTTCCTCTTGAATATCGAGCACTAAAACTTTGCCTTCTAGATCTTCTTGGGTAGATTCTATACAAGCATCTTCAATAACGTCTGCGATTTCTGGCATTTCAGCGATGTTTCTATAGTTTAAAATTTTTGCTCTTTCATTATCGAAAGTTTTATTTATGTAGTGGGCGTAGAACAAATTAAAACTTGAAGTTGACAAAGCCGAAAATTGTGGTAGAAACTCTAACCCCTCACCTGACATATTCTTGGCAATTTTCGGTGTTAGCGTAGTTCCGCCCTTGTTTTTAAAGGCTGCTATTGACTCATCCAACTTACTTACATAATTTTTTACGCCAGATAATATTCCCATTTTATACTCCTAAGTATTTTGTACAGTTTATTTTACACATAATAATCAAAAATCAACAAATTCCAAACTTGATAAGTACGAACGGTTTCACGAATATGCCGGTCTATATACTCTCGATTAATAATGTTATGTTCTAATAATAAATAGCTAAGAAATTTCATTTTATTCCTAAACTTTTTTCAGTCAGTATCTTAAATTCTATTCCATTCTTTTTACAATATTCATCTGCTGCTTTCCATTTAGCCAAATTCCTAGTATAAGTAACCCATTCTTTTAAATAGTATGAGTCGTTTTTTTTTCTCGCCGGAACCTTACATTCTTTTTCTGGTTTGATTTCTATAATGTAGTTGTTAATATTGCCGTCTTTTGTTTTAATTCTTACCATAAAATCTGGATAATAAGATCTAGATTTCTTTTTAACAACATCGTAGTATAAAATCCTAATTGATTCACTAGACCATAGTATTATAGAAGATGTCTTGTCACAATATTCACAAAATTTACGTTCCCATGAAGATCTACAAACAGCATGAGTCCCTACGAACTTATCTAGATTCTTTGGAACAAATATTGTATGACCTTTACCAACTTTATTTTTTATCCAACTCATGTTTTTATAATATAATTAATTACCAAATATGGTTGTAAATTATTATGCGCAGTCCCGCCGCCGGTAGAAGAAGTTTGATTTTCACCAAGAAAACATGTAAAACCGCTGCCAGCGGGAACAATATTTCCTCCAGTAAGCATTACTGCGGTATGTGTATGCGAAGGTATTTCATTAGTGATTAAGGTGTGTGTAGCTGCTCCACCTGTTTGACCTAAAGAAGTAAAATTAGCATCTAAAGAATTTTTGCCTACTGGAATAATACCTCTTAAATCTGGAACATTAAATGTTGTTGTACCGTCTCCAACACCATATGTTGTATTCGTAATAGCGAATAAATCAGCATATGTAGTTCTTGATACAGCAGAACCATCACAAAGCAAAAATCCTGTAGGAGCAGAAAGCCCAGCATATGGAAATATAGAACCCTTAGGAATCAAATCTGTAACATCATCAACATACTTCTTATTAGCGACTTGATAGTCTTCAGTAGGAGCTTCGCTCGGGGTTAAAGGAAATGCTTGAAAAGTTATTGTGTTTCCTGCTGTACCATCCCATTCAGAATACACCAAAACCGTAGTAGCTCCTACTGTTATAGTTCCAGAACCCGTAAATATTTGATATGGACCTGCGATAACCGGCCCGCTAAATGTTATTGAAGACCCAGATGCTACACTAATAGTAGCCCCGGCCATAACATAAACTGACACATTAGTAGGAATGCTAATACTTCCAGAAATTGTCCATATTCCTGGTACTAATACTAAAGTTCTGGTATTTGGAGACATAAGAGCGATAGCGGCTATAGCAGCAGCTATTGTAACCTGGTCTTTCGATGTTCCATATATCCTAGCATCTACCCATGGGCCCATAGATATGATGTCTGCTGGCTTTATCGCTGTTATATTGTAGCTACCATCAAAAAGTTCTTGAATATATTCCCCAGAGACACCAGTAGGGATTTGAACTATATCAGCGTCTGAATATCCATTGATTATGTTGGTTTTTAATTCTGACATCTATTTAAGCTCCTATATTATTGAAGGGGTATTTAACCATGTCCAATCTGCGAGATCTGTTGAATCTGTGAGGATACCCCATACATCATCTTCCTCTTCTTTCTTACCAAACTCAAAACTTTCATCCAATATATCTAATGTTAAAGCATATGTTGCCCAATATAGAGCTGATACTAAATCATCATTGAGATTATTACAAGTAAATTTTCCGCTTTTCTCTGAATAGTCATTCAACTGCTCTAACGTATCACGATCCAGAAGTTCAAGACTGTAATCCTCAATCAGCTTTTTCATTAACAAAACAGCCTTAGGTTTTGTATTTCTTGTTGCTCTTATTCCTAGATCTGTGGTCTTTGATCCGCAATTATAAAGTTTTGAATATTCTAGTTCCCACCAAAGTTGATTTACCACAGCAGAACCTTCTGCATTATTTTCACAAATAATCCAAGCCCCATTATAATAAACGCCAAGACGATTAAGTATCTCTGCATATTTATATACATCCACCATATTATCGTTAAATACTGCTACCTGTTTTAACTTAATAGGTTTTAAACTTATAACCTTTAAAATTTGGGTGCTGGAATAATGTTCTCCGGTTCCTTTAGCTGTATCAGCTCCAATAACATATACACAACCATCTATAGGCTTCTCATATACAAAAAGTTTACCATTTAAGTCCTTTGTAATTGGCTGTATATATTTATTAGAAATTTGCTTTAAAACTTCTGGATCAATTACTGTAGAGATAGAGCCGACGAAGGAACATTCAAATTCTTGATTAAAGAGGACCATATCATTATTCATATTCTTAAGTTGGTCTTCTTTCCACTTCTCGTCTCTTCCTTCTACATCACTCCAGATAGTTTTATAATACTTAAATTCATTTCTGTTATTTACAGCCCCATCCCATAGTTGGCCAAATAAATTAAACAGGCCTTTTGGAGTAGAAGCTATGATAATTTTAGCATCTTTTGAAGCAGAAACAGCTGGATAGTTAGACGCCCAAAACTCAGCGGCCAGCTTATCACTGGTCAAGTGAGCGAACTCATCTAATATTAGCAGTGTAATTGTTCTCCCCCTGAAGGCTGCTTTAGAAGTTGCTGCTGTTTGTATTGTACTTCCGTTCTCAAACGTTATTGAGGTCTCGTTATACTTAGTAATTCCAGGTTTTAGTTTTTCATCAAGTTCCTCGTACATTAGTTTTATGCGCTGGAGGAAGTCTTGAGCTGATCTTGCAGAGTTTGATCCTATAGCGACATATGAATCTGGCCTAAATATTGCATACCAAAGAGAATAGGATCCCATAGAAACCGTTTTTCCTTGTTGGCGCCCTGAGCAAATTATTACTCTATTGTTATTTAAAACTAAATCGAAAATATCTCTTTGATATTTTCTAGGAATAAATTCTACTCTACCGTCATCAGGGTGAAGAATGGTTACATGAGATAAGAAATAGTAAAAGTCTTCAGAACATCTAGTAAGTCGATCTATATCTTCCTTAGAATATTCGAGTTCAGTATTTGGTTTTTTTATAAAACCGAATTCATCGTATTTTATTGTCATAAATTATTTACTCTTTATGTAATTATAAATTTCTTGCCCACTGTTTACAATAATTTCTATTCCATCCTTTTTATAATTAAGTTTAGAATAATTAATTTCTTTGGAGTGGTAAGGGGGTTCTTCTAAAGACATGAGAATTTCGCGCTCATAGTCTACTAATTCAAACTCAAATGTATTAGGATCAAATTTAGATTTAAAATAGAGACCTTCATATTTAATTATTCCTTTGTCCCAAGTTCCGCCTTCCCACCTACCGTTTTCCCAAATTCCTTTAGTCCAATGCCCTCCTTTCCAAATACCATTAGACCAAATACCATTAGACCAAATACCATTAGACCAAATACCTCGTTCCCATGTACCATTAGTCCAAACTCCTTTGTCCCAAGTGCCGTTTTTCCAGGTACCTCGTTCCCATGTACCATTTAACCATAGACCATTTAACCATAGACCATTGTGCCACGTGCCGCTAGCCCACGTGCCGCTAACCCAAGTTCCATCTTCCCACCTACCATTTTTCCATATACCATTATTAAAAATACCTTTTTTCCAAACACCATCTTCCCAAACACCATCTTCCCAAACACCATCTTCCCAAACACCACGAAAAAACCATTTTCCATGAGATTTTGTTAATTCTAATCTACCTTTAAGATCTTTAGCTTTTAAAATCCATAGTTCGTCTTTAAGAACCTGATCCCATGTAGTTCCATTGGTCAATGTAATATATTTCTTAAGTTCTTCCACCCTAGCGGGCAGTCTTACGATAGTTGTTTTATCAACTTCATGATAAACTCTGTCAGACAATTTAAATATACCCTGTATCTTTGATTGAACACTTTCTAACCATTTTTCTACAGCCTCTTTAAATCCTGTAAGAGTTTCTAAGGGATATGTTCTAGAAGCTATTCCTAAATAGACTCTCTTTGTTTTATCAAAGTATGGTTTAATCATTATTCTAGCTATAGGCCTTTTAATATTCTTGTCATCATCCTTAATTAAATATGCTATAATACTTCCCTCTGCAATTTCTTTTGGAACATATTTTTGATACTCTCCACCATTAGGGCCCAAAGTCATACATGACTCCCAGTCTCTACCTGTGGACATTCCTGCTATATCATACGGATGTCTAGAAATAGCTATTAAAAGTTTATTAGAAGTTCCTGCCATCCTACCATAATCATTATTAAATTTGTTTAAGAGATCTTTTATATCTCCTTTAGCAAATCCCATTTCTTCGGGTTTCAATTTTTGTAAAACTTTTCCTATTTTCTGTTCGCGTATTTCACCTTTCTTTTTACAAAGACCTTTTAAATAATCGGTAATTTCATACCCAAAAACATTTAAAAATCTGTTTAGCGCGTGGGCAATAGGATTATTGAGACCACTATCTATATTAATTTTAGGGGGCGTAAATGGTATGTAGATCCTATATTTACCGCCAAATAGAGAGTCGTATCGCGACTTGTTCCAATTTCGAGAAAGTTCTTTAGCTGTTGATAAAGGTAAAGTTTCATTTATCAAAGTTATGAAATATATTAATTTCTCTAAAATCATTTACTTTATCCTTGTATATACACCGCAATGGTCAGAGACAAAAGGGCCATTAGCGCCATTAAATATAATCTTCGTTTCCAGTATTTTAAACTCTGAACCTATAAAAATGTAATCTATTTTGTAATCATTTCTGCCTACATAATCACAATATGGGTTGTTCCGAGCGCCATATGTACTGCCCTCTATTTCACAATCTATATATTTAATATTCAATAACCTATATGCCTGAGAGTCAGAAAGATAATTAAAATCTCCACCAAATATAACAAGATCCTCTAAATATTTACGTAGCATAAAGGATTGAACATATAAGTCATAATTGCCTAGATGAGTAGAATAGAAGTTAATATCCCCCATTAGTGGAATATTAATTTTAGCTTTTACAATAGGTCTTTTGGAAAACATTACATAATTAGTAGCGAATTCTATAGCCCATTCTTTCCAAGTAGTCGATTCTTTTAACTTAAATTTGGTTAAAAGTCTTTCATAATCTTTTTCAAGTATAGGGTGTTCTGAAATTATTCCAACCTTAAAATCTGCGAACGGTCTTACATACCATACTGAACAAGATTTAGAGTAATAATAAAATTTCTTACCTAATTTCTTTTCTAGTTTTTTGGCTAGTAGTCTTATAGAATTAAATGTTAGGTTAACTAACCCTCCGCAACCTTCTTGAATAAGAAAAACTTCTGGCCTTTCATCCATAATACTTATATATTCTACAATATCATTAAGTCTAGATCTCATAGAAGACCCTGGAGCCTTTTGCATAAGGTTTAAAGTAAGAATATTTAACATAGCGTTCACCTCATTTAATATATTTATTATAAATAGCTATAAATGGAGGTTAAATGATGTCTGAATATACTTTTCCAAAAGTAAATTTTGCCAATACAAACCCAACAGTTAATAGCGATTTGACTAAGGGATATATTAAGGGCTGTTTATTAATTAACGAAGCTACTGGGGATGCATTTAGATGTATAGATGATACCACTGGTGCAGCTAGATGGCTTAAGCTTGTAGAATATTTAGATCCTTTAGAGGCCATAACCACAAGTTACCAAACAGAAATAGACAATGGATATGCTGCTGGGGATGTGTTTATCACCCCACAGATATACCATCAAAAAAATACTGTAGATTATGATGTAACGATTCCTGGAAATGCTATGAGCTCTGGTCCTATTACTATAGCAGTAGGCAAAACTGTCACGGTTGGGACTAATGGAGTTTGGACAATAGTCTAATGAAATTCCTTAATTATTTATCTGAAGAATGGGTTACTTCTGTTAAAAACTTCAAAAGAGTTTCAGATATTTTTGTAAATCCTAATTCTAAAGAATTAAAAGAGATAGAGAGGAAGAGTTGGGGTGGGCAAGTTAGATTTTTAGCAGATTTTAAAGAAAAGAAATTATATGTATGGTCAAGTGAACTAATACATTATCTTGCTATAGTAGCATTAGCAGATGAGAACCTATTATCTTCAGAAGACTTTGATCTTGTTGGTAAATATTGTGTTCCTGGAATTGGTGTTATTATAGGTAATAAAATAAAATTTGAAGAATTTTATGATGGGGCTACACAAAGACAATTGAAGAATGTTGATTGGAGAAAAAAAGACGGGAAATGGCTCGATAGGAATTTTATCGAGCCATTTCTTAAAACTGCAGAAAAACTTATTAGTGAACTACCTTAGAGATATAGTTTCGGAAAACCCTTCATTCCTCCTTTAAACCAAATATCCCAAGCTTCTGCCCAATCTTCTCTGTAATCTTCTGGGAAAAGCAAAGGATCTTCTCCTCTACAATTTAATACTGGGCATCTAAGGCACAAAGCATCTTGTCCGTATAGCATAATATCATTTTTTAAACTACAATTTTCTGGGCACTTATCTGGAAGTTCTATTTTCCCTATTTTCATATTAGCACCACATACTCGAAAGCCACCATTTCGGCTCTTCATAAGGAAGTTCCATAATTTTGCAAAAATCTTCTAATAAAGAGTTCCAATTTTCTCCAACATCCAAAGACTCTACTATAGTTGGGCATCCTCTCGATGCATGCTTAACAGACTCTTTAATACATACATAGTAAATAGGATAATCACAAGAACAATGAGAATCAACTTCACATTTACATTCTTTTATTAACACTCGTTTTTTATCCCAATACTCTTTATATATTGACTTTGTATTCTCATCATACTCTTCAATAGGGTGAAATACTCCCATTTCATTAGCATAAAAGTCTTCCCAATATAACTCCTCATCTATCTCTTTTTGCCATGGAAGTTCATACCCTTCTTCAAGTTGTATGCCATAATACAGATATGCATCAGTTGACTGTCCCATATTTAGTCTCCTTTAGGCCATATATATTCTATTTTAGGTTCTTCTTTCCAATTAAATTTCAAATAATACCCAAAATCTTTAGCTAACAAAGCTGCTCTGTGTGCAGAATGAAAGTCCTCATTTCCAAACCACTTAGGATAAACAATTTTAGATTCATCTAGATTCCATACTTCCATGGTATTCTTATACCCTCGTCTCTTCCACTCCTCTATACAAATATTCATGTACAACTTTAAGCTTTCTTCGTGTCCCTTAAACATGTGAACGGCTGGATGATTTTTCCAACCAATCTTTATTCCATAAAGTGCATCTAGGATTTGAGAATTTTCGACTCGTTGTTTTCCCAGGCGCCTATAGTCTAGACACCTAGCAGACTCAACAAAATCAGGATATGGAAGAAAAACTTGCATAATTAATTATAACTTAAAAGCGGAACTAAGTAAACTAATTATTTTTAATAAATAAATACAAATGATAAGATCTTCCAAACATATTCTTAAGTTCCAGACAGACTTTAAAACAAGTCAACTTGAACAAATAGAAAAAGATGTCATAGAGACTATGCAGCTTTATATTGATTTGATTTGTAAAGGTGAATTGCCTTTAGATAAGTTTTTGTCTAGTGCTTTACTCCCAGATACTAATATTACTCATAGTCAATGGAAAGCTTGTATATATAAAGAAGTTTCGGGTATGCTAAGAGCCCAAATTAGAAGGGCTAAGAACAAGAGATACAATGCATATAAAAAGCTTTATGCTAAATGCAAGAAAGATAATAAACATGAGACTTTTACTTCAAAAAGATTCTCAGAACTTAGGCTTAAGTATATTTTAGGTTCTAAATACTTTAAGAAACCAGCTATTAAGAATTTTTCCCTCAATCTAAACTACACAGTTTTTAATTTACAGTTCGGTAACTATTTTGATAAGTGGGTTAAGATTTCTATGCCTTATTATATGGGAAAAGATAAAAATGCGCAAACTCTTAATTTGCCTATTAATCAACATAGCCAAAACCTTAAGTATAATAAATGGAATCAAAAGAAAAGCATTAGGTTGCTTAAGAAGAATGGTAAATATTTTCTGGTTTTTTTCTATGAAAAGGAAGACTTAAACCTAAGAAAATCTGGTTCTTCCTTAGGCATAGACCAAGGCTACAAAGCTTTGGTTACTTGTTCTGATGGCCAAATACAAGGCCAAGATTTAGAGCAACTATATAAAAGAATCAGTAACAAGAAACAGGGGTCTAAGGCCTTCAAAAGGCTGCTTGTTCATAGAGACAATGAAATTAACAGAGCTTGTAACAACCTAAACCTAAATGGAATTAAGGAACTTGTCTTAGAAGACCTTAAGTATCTTAAACATAAGACAAATTTATCAACAAAAACCATGAACACTTTACAAAGATGGTCATACCCAAAGACCATTGCAAAGTTGGAAAGTCTTGGCCAAACGAATGGTATTCTAGTCAGCAAGGTCAATCCTGCTTATACAAGTCAAAGGTGTTCAGTTTGTGGACATATAAACAAAGGGAATAGGAAGGGTCTTGAGTTCCTTTGTTTAGAATGTGGCAATAAGTCTAATGCAGACTATAATGCTGCTAGGAATATAGCCAACTTGGGAGTGCATAGTCTCCAAGGTCCTGAGAAAGTTTAAGAAATTGACGAACTATAACCTATTTTTCTTGATGTGTAAACTTATTTTGCTCTACTCCACCCCTTCATAGCAAAAATAACTGGAGCTTTTAACCAAAAACAAGGTTCACAAATCTGAAAACCTAAAATATTGTAAACTGTGTCGTTCTTTTTAGCCTCGTGTCCACAAGGACAAATCCAAGATTTACCTAAAATTTTCTTTTTCGCCTTTTTTAACATAATTTAAATTCCTCATTACGCAGCTTCAGGTTTAAACCCTAGAATTTTTAAAGCCTCAAAAGTAACTTCATCTGGAGATTCAGATACCCTCTCATCCCTTTTATAGAAAATTATAATGTCATTATCTACTAGTGTCCTTACATATCCGTGTTTCATAATTTTTAATAAAAATGACCTAGAATTTTTAATCCTTTTAACTTCTTTCTCAAAATCTATTAGAGTATTTTGCCATGCTTCAACATCAGGAGTATTAGCGGCTTTTATTAGATCTTCAGCTTTTTTGAGTAGTTTACGCATAATCCACAATTAACTTTCCTTCATCGTACCCCTCGTCCCTTGCCTTTTCAAGACACCGTTCGCATGGTTCTATTACAACTTGGGAAAGTCCTTTTTTATACTTAGATTCTACTATCTCTGTTTGGTTACAGAGTGGATTACCACATGAACAATATACATCAAATTCTACTTCCAAAATTGGCATAAATTACCTCCCAGACTTAAAAGCTAGCCCTTTCTTTGCGCGATATTTGCTCGCTTGACGTGAAGTAGGTTTTATCCCAACTTTTTCACAGGCAGAAATAAAAGCTTTATCAACCTCTACAAATTTCTTGTTTGTTACTCTGGGTTCTGCTACCATTATTTATCGTCTCCTTTGCTTTGCACTTGTCACATAGATCCCAAACTACTTCTTTGTTACATGCCATACATCTACATTGACTAATAATTTCAAGACATTTTTCGCACACGATTATTTTATGTGTCATTTTGTAGCCCCATCAAAAATAACCTGTACTAAGTTATCATTATAAACAATTTCACAATCATTGTAAACATCCCAAATAAGTTGTTTTGTAATTTGAGTAGGATTTCCCAAAGGGGTCACTAAATCTTTTTTTAATGGAGGAAGCGAATCTTCAACAAAATCAGACTTTAACATCTCTTCTACTAGATCAAAATGCTTTTCATATAAATGTAGTGAATGAACACAATGTGTATAGGAGCCTAATTCAAGCTCTGGATAAATCTGCTTTAAATGGCTAAATATTTGCTGTTGTAGTACAGAAAACCAAGCAAAATCCGCCGGTAAACCGAAAATTATATCTTGACTCCTCATTACAACAGTCATGAATAATTTATTTTCTCTTATGTGGAAGATAGTTGTTAAGGTACAGACAAAATCTTTTACCCCAAAATATTGACAATCTCCCATAGCATTAAAATGAATTATAGCTTGGCGAGAATCTTTATCTTCTTTTAATGTTTTAAATGCCCAATAAAATTGGGAGAAAGACCAATTATTGTACTTATCATAGACTTTTTTTCTGAACGCTAAATATCCATAATTAGAATTTGCATCATTAGAGTCAGGATTTGTGATCTTTCCCCAAAGGGTTGCGTGTTTTTCAATATACGACACATCCTGATTCCCATCTAAATACCACACAAGCTCTTTGCAAATATATTCTACAGGAGAAGACCTTACATCGTTCCTGTATAAATTACTCAGAGGGTTTTTTACTTCAATGATATAGTTTAAAGTCTCCTTAATCTTCATCCCCCTGGGACTTGAGACATATTCTGGGGTTGTAGATATGTCTAATAATGCAGCTGAATATGCATCGGAAAAATGTTCTCCACTCATAGTTTTCATAATGTTCTCCCTTATTTTATTTCACCCGACCATAGAACCTCAGCCCTAGGCCCACCATGTAACCTCCAAATCTTACCATCGAAGCTTGGTACTAAGCCCATTTCCCAAAGTTTGGTACAAGGACTAAAGCCATGTTTATATTCTATGTCGAAAAAAGAAGAAGTGTAGGCCCCTACAGAATCCCAAACAGAACCCTGGACAGAATTCCCTACAGAATCCCAAACAGAAGCTTTGACAGAATCCCAAACAGAAACCCGAACAGAATCCCAGATAGAAGTCCAAACAGAATTCCGGACAGAATCCCAAACAGAACCCTGGACAGAATTCCCTACAGAATCCCAAACAGAAGCTTTGACAGAATCCCAAACAGAAACCCAGACAGAATCCCATTTTCTTAATAAGGCCAGAATCTCTGGGCCTATTTCCGGAGGCTTAACTTCGAATGGATGGATAATAGGCTTAATGATCAAAGGCTTAACTATTTGGCTGAAGTCTAAAGCCTTTACCCAAGCTTTGGCTTTTACTGAGTCGTCGGGTCCATTAATCTGGTCTATTTTAAAGACTTTGGTCAAAGGATCATACTCATACTTATTGAGCTTGTCCTCTTCCTTGGCTTTATAGCCAAAGTAATGGGCTATGGAGGTATGGCTATCAGGTTCATAGTCCTTAAGGTCTTTGTCTTCGAACATGACCTTTTGCCTAAGATCCCAGTCAAAATACAGGAACTTAGATTTGGTAGGATCAGAAACAAAGCTGAAGAATTCGCACATGGTATCGGGACCTCCTAGAGAATGGAAACAACGTCCACATAATTTTCTGCGTCGTCTTTTATATTATCGATAATTTGTTTGCCTCTTTTACCGTTCTTCTTCGCGAGTACTTCTTTCGCTTTAGTGTTTACTGTTCTGATAAAATATGGGGGTTTAATTTCACATTTTTCTTTTACCTTTTTGGCTGTATCAACCTTTATAGAATCAGCCAATTCACAAACAATTCGCTGTATTCCTAAGGTTTTATCTAACAACTTTTCCATAAGCTTTTTGGTAGTATTAAACTCTTCAATTGGTTCATCAAAAATGATATTCCAGTTTTTCATAATTTCTTCTAATTCTTCTGGGCCTTTTTCACCGAGAAAAATTTTTCTGTCTTCTTTTTTATTATTATCAGCTAGAGTTATGCCTGATTCTGAGAGATATGAATTAATTTCTTCTTCTCTATTTAAAAGGCCGAACCATTTAACCAAAACTATAAACCTATCCAAAAATTCATTTAGTCTTGGAGGGGAATTTTCTGAAGGATACCCACCCTCATAATAAATCATGTCGTGAATTAATTTATAAAATTTCTTTTCTAGACCTAATACTAATTCACCAACCTTTTTGGCTGGATATATTCCTCGGCGATATAAATCTTCATTTATTTCTGTCCTAACTTCAACACAAGTATCCACACTCTCTTTGTAAAATTCTTCATTTTTCATAAATACCTCCACAATTTTAATTTATTATAACATGTTTAGAGGTTTTCTGAAACCAATTATTAGACTAAATTCTTCCTAATAGGATAAGGCAACCTATAATCACCATTTATAATCATATACAGCAAACTATTAAAGGCTATTGAAAAATCAAGAAGTCGACGATTAAAGCACTTAAAGGAAAAGAAGTCAATAATTTGTCTATTTAACCAAAACAATAATCTCATACGGTTCTCCTATCAACAAATCTAATAATCGATCCATCTTTTCCTAAATCGGCACCTATAAACCCCCATCCTTCAGAATCAACACCGAAAAGGCCATTAATAATTCCCAATATTCCCACAGAATATCCGGTTTCTTTTGAAGCTTCATGGTATGTACCAACCTGAACAGATTCGTGTTCTGCAAGAGCTTTATTACAAGGAACTCTATAATTAATTAATGCCCTCATAGCTAGTTCGTCTGCTGCAACAACCTCATTTAAAACTCGTATCGCCTCTGTCACAGAATCGCACATTATATATTTCTCCTAATTTAAATACTTAATTAAATTACCCATTTCTCTTATGTACATATTTTTAAAGTCTATTGGCTCTAGCTCTTCATAGAATTTGCAAATTTCCTTGAACCTATGATAATCACTAAAGGTCAAAGAATCTGGAAACTTTCCTTTATAGCTTATCGGAATTGATCCAAAAACACAGGCTTCTGATATCCTAGCCGGCCAAAATCCTGCGTCAACATATAGATCTTTTGAGATATTGACATTAAGCTTGCTCTTTGATAGTATTTTGCCTATTTCTATTCTATCATATCTCTTTGTGTTTGGTAACATAAGAAATGAAGATTCTTCAATTTTTCCAATCACATTTACACTAAAGTCTGTGTCTTCCCGGATTTTTAGTAAATAATTCAATATCTTAATGTTTTTTGTGTGACCGACTTTATAATTAGCAGAGGCTATATTACCGTAATAAGCTAATAGGTTCTCTTTTTGCCTAAAAAAGAGCTCTGATTTAGAATGGGTCCTATATATTTCGGTAATATCAGACAAAGTCTTTGCCGTTATACCCCTTAGAGTTTTAGGAAATATTTTTTTTGGGTTAAGATTAGGATATGCTTTACATGGATTTCCTAAGCTTATAATATGAACATTATTCATATTGTTAATTTTGTCTATAAATTTTGACGGTAATGATAGGTCTGTATCAACTATAAAAGTTGGAATATTTGATTTATGTCCTTTATCAAGAGTAAACTCAAAAAATGCTGTGTCATAGTATTTTTTAGCAAAAGTAGAAGGATTTCTGAACCTAGCTTTTAAGATTAAGACACTATAATTATCAACATTAGGTATTATCCACTCACCATCATTATAATCTCCGATCATGTTAGCAAGTTTATCATATATGTAATTTTGTAGTAGAGTTGGATACCCAGCCACAAGCTTACTAGAAAATTTATAACATGCATCTTTAGATTTTATTCTATATGGGAGATATGAAAAGAAATCTACCTCGTTCTTTTCTTCCATGCCCAGCATAACCAAAATTTCTTCTAATAAAAACGGTTGATAAAATGTGTGCCCAGGAATATCTATGTCATGAGGACCAAGTAAACCAAAATAAGCATAAAGAGCCTTTTTCATTTTATAACCTCTAACTTATATACATTATTCAACAAATTAAATCTGCCAGAACTTATTTTAATATTTCTGTCATCTTCAAATAAGTTCAGTGCTGTGATATAAGAATTGCTAATATATGAAAAGCAATCATCTAGATAGATAAACTTAAAATTCTTTTTTTCATTATACAAATATTCCAATGTTTTGTAAACAATATAGGGTTTATACAGGGCACCAGATAGTAAAGTATTCGGTGACATAATATTCCAAATAAAATTAAAAAACTTTAAATTGAAGTTATTCCTTATAGCGGCTTCCATATTAGGCTGAGAACACCTAGCTGAAAAGAAGAAAAGATCATGAAAAGAGTAGTCCCTAAGGAGTAAATGAAGATAACTTAAATTTGCTCTTCTTACTTTTTCTGCACAATATTCATACGTCGGATTTATTGAAAAAGCGAATTCCTTGTCATACGGTATTGCCACTCCATCTATATCCATAAAAATATAATTGTCTTGAAACTTGAGCTTTGGTTTTACAGATTTTTCGAAATAGTCATCTAACATGTCGAAAATGTTCAAAGACGACTTACATGTAAAGCTGTGTGTATTTTTGAAAAACGTTTCTTTTACATAGTCGTAATGGGGCTTGTAGATACTTTGTTCTCTTTTTATTTCTTCTAGAGTTCTTTTGCCTATAAGCTTTGTCATCATTTCCTGATCACTTACTTCGAGGTCATGATATAAAAATAACCATTCCCACTCTTTATAATTATTGTCTATCCAACTGTAAACATAATCTCTATGCACCGGAGATTCAAATTTCCGGCCGTAAAATTCATTAGCTACTAGCTCAGTTATCGGAGAACGATACACTACAATATTTCTGGAAGTATTGATATTTGCTGAATAAGCATGAGTATTATACGTTACTTCCCAAACATATTTTCTACTTTCTAAATCTGCTACGGCATTTAGATTATCGGCAGGAGAATAGAGCACTACTAGATCGTGAATATATTTTTGAAGCTCTCTTATTAAGAGATCTTTTCCTGTTTTTGTGGGCCCTTCTAGAATAAGTTTCATAGTGCTCCCTCCAGTCTTAGTTTTATACTTTCCATCTCATCAACTACTTTGTACGATGTTTCGTTCATTCCGTTCCTTATGTAGTATTGCGGATGGTATGTGTTAATGAACCTAAGTTTACTTCTTATATTGCTTCCATCTATGAAATCTTTGAATTCATTATATTCATCGTACCTACCTAAGGTGATGACGTTAATATAATTATAATCTGCCCAGAGGTGATTGTAAATTACAGAAAACTCGTTTTCTAATAAATTAAATGAATTAATTTGGTCGGCCGAATTAATTTTATTTTTGATAAATGGATTTTTGTACAAATTTGTAAAATAAGGGTAAATATTTAATACTGTTAACATTTTATGTAGTAGTTTAGAAGATGGACCTAAGAGCCACTTTGGCTCCCCTTTAGAAAATTCTGAATATCCAGGAGCTAAGCCGCATACAATAACAGGAATAGAACTTTGTTTAATCAGTAAATTTCCTCGTGGGGCTGTTGTCTTATTCTTTAGATTATCTGAATAGAATTTTGCGTATTTCTTAAATTTCTCTTCATCGTCAGAAACAAATCCAGGAAATTTAAGAAAGGATTCAACATCTAGGTCTTTATAATTATTTAAAAAGAGGACTTTGCTTTTGTAGTAGTTTATTTTCTCCCAGTCGTCTGAAGACAAGGCCTTAAGATTGTATGATGGTATTACCCACTCAGAAGGTTTCATTCTTTCTGTACTCTATAATTTTTTTTCTCAATTTTAGGGCCAAATAAATCCATTGTATACGACTAAATACTGCGTATCCATCGGTTTTTATCTCTACAAGTACTCCCTTTTGTGGATGAATATATCCCAGTTTCATAATTGCTCCATTAGTCTTCCAGAAATTCCAGAGGATTAATTCCGGAGATACTTCGTGTTTTAAAAATTTCACACAACTTTTTAATAAATGCCTGGTCTTCAGAGACGATTTTGATATTTTCTGGAATAATTTCAGTTGTAATCTCTGAATGTTTGCCTAAAATTTCTCCAAAGTAAACTTCTTTTCCCATAATTTTAGCTACTTCTGATTCTTTGGCTACAAAAATTCCCTCAAGAGTTCCCATACGCCCAAAGTCTTCACTATACTGAAATAGTTTTAACATTCATTTCTCCTTTTTCTTCTTAGGTTTCTTTTCCGGTTTTGGGGTGAAAAAACTCTCTATCATATCTGCTTTTCCCATTGGCTCCAGCAAAAATGAAATCTTGTGTAAATACGTCTTATCTACCATTTTATTATAATCTATCTCTATTCCAGCTTCATCGAATTCCTTAACCCATCTTAAGAAGGACATAGTATCAAATTCCCATTTATTGGGCTTAAGATATACAACCTTAACCTTCATTCCGCTACCAAGCTCTGGGACTCTCCCTTCTAGATCCAAAGACTTAACCAGTTTCCGATAATTTAATAAACCTTTAACGTGGTATGGACAGCCCTTTAAAGCTTCTCCTTTATCATTATGTTTAGATACCGAAGTTATTCCTATGTTTAACGCTATTTCTTCAGGAAGAGAAGTTTTTATGGCTTCTATATCCCCTTCCATTTGTTGCATTAGAGCTGTGTCGTCAGAGTCTTTAAGGAGTAGTGAAATAATGTTCTTGAGTCTACTTCTTATTATTTGAGGACAAGAAGATTGGATAATTTCTAGGCCTTTTGTGTGAGTTTTATCTTTTGGGATACCCTCTTCGTCAATTACCCATAAAGTATATTTCTTTTTTGCTACAAATATACCAGACCTTGCTACTATTTCTTGTTTGAAACTTATTTTAAAATCGTGTTCTTGGCTATTATACTCGTTTAATTGTACTTCATTATAGGCTCTATCATTAATATTATCAATGATAGTTTTAGAAATTCTTTTACAATATTTTAGCCTTTCGTCCTCGGATAAAGCGTTCCATTTTTCTAGCCCACAATGGTGCTCCACAATATTTTGGATAGATAAAAATATGGAATCGGTGTCGTCTTCAACCGTAGATAACAAAATCAGAATCTTTGTTATCTACGTTATTTACCTCCTTATTCATGATTTTAGCTCCTTTAGTATAGAGACAAGTTCTTCATTAGGAGTATTACCGAGATCATTAACAAATTTCATTCCTCTACGTAATGTATGTCTTCCACAAGATGTAATAGCCTCAGCAATATCAAGATTAAAATAGCGAGAAAAAATTACGGAAAAAGCACCGTAAATACCGTTTAGAGTTGTCTTTACTGCTATTTGGGAATTTTTCATTTGTATAGCTTTAATTTTTTTTCCGGCTTTAGAGTATTCCATCATCTTGTCTTTTATTTCCTTTCGGTGTGCAAATAGGGCTCGTTCTACGTCTGCAAAACATCCAGACGGTCTACTCTTAAATATAACACCTATGGGAGATATTGTTAACAAACCAGCTCTAACAGAATTATTAAAGGCTTTAAGATATTTTCCTGAAACCCATTTTTCTGCTTTTGTATCAAAACACCTCATAGTGAATTCTGGAAATTCTTTTTTTATAGTAAAATTAATAATTTCGTCTTCTGAAAAATTCATTATCCTTCCATAATATGATTCATTAGACATATTTAATGTGATAATATGGCTAGGATAACTTGAGGTAATATCGGCGTCGATTACCCACTCATATTTTCCTACTAAAGGTTCTTTTACAATTGCAGCTTCAAAGTCTCTTGTGGACCCTTTGGGCATCGCTGGGGCGCAAAGGTTATGACGTCTAAGATAGGTTAACATCGCCGCTTCGATTAGTGGGGTCTGTTTATCGCAGAACTTCATGGGACATTTACTGAATAATGAAATACCTTGTACGAGTTTGATAAAACCCTTCTTTTCTTCTAGCTGTTGTACTCGCCTCACATCTATTTTATTATATTCTACATAAGCATTCCAGTCTTTATCATAAAGTTCCTTAAGATCTTCAGCGATTTTACTATAATCAAATTTTCCGGCTCCTAACTCAAAGTTTGAGACGAATTGAAGAGAATACGATTCAAGATTTTCTGCAGAATATAGCTTATAAAGTTCCATGTAATCAAGAATTGATATTCCGGCAAGATCTATGTTTAGGTCTCCTCCTGTTTTTGTCCAAACATTTACATTTCCTGCCGGAGACATAGCATTATAAATTCTTGTATTTTTACCAAAAAGATTTATAATACGATTGTATAAATACGGAAGATCAAATCCTCTAATATTCCAACCACTTAATACATCACAAGGATACCTTTTCATAAAGCCTAAAAACTTTTGTAGTAGTTCTTTTTCAGTAGCACAATAATAGTAACTATCTTCAAGGTTGGATTTGAAAGGCTTAAGACCGAATGTTGTTATTTTTCCTGAGGAATGATCGCAAATAGAAATTAATGATACTGGGTCTTCTGCTACACTGGGTTTTGGAAACCCCAACTGAGGACGGTGGATTTCCAAATCCAAATAGTATATTTTAAGAGTTGGGGCTCTTTCAGCCATTTCGTCATCAGATATTCCATAATACCTATCAACTAGGAATTGGATTTCAGGTTTTATTTTGTCTTCAAAAGCGCTTTGTTGTTTAGTAAAATCTTTGTAGTCTTTATATGTCTTGAAGGTCTTTTTTACTACAAAATCTCCATACATAGACTTAATATCTGATTTGTTTGTTTTAAGAAACACGTATGGAACCCAATCTATGGGTTCTACAGGAAGATCTACTCCATCAACCTGTTCCCATAAATGTATTTGTCCCTTAAAATAATCGAACCACACATTTTTAAAAATTGTATTACTCCTCTCTAGACAAAAAATCCCTACGTTCAGAGAAAATTGTTCTGTGCCTATTCTGCATCCGCTCTAAAATACATTTTATATTATTTCTGCTTCCTTGTAAATCACCTTGGAGAGCTAATTTTATTTCCTCAATCCAAAAATTTAATTGCTCTTGCTCCTTAATAAGAAGCTTTTCTTGAATTAGAAGATTTAGATTTCGAATTGTCTTTCCATCTAAGTTCTTAGTATTATCTGGGATCAAGGGTTTGCTCCCTCTTTTAGCACGATAATCGCAGCAGCAATATAGTTTATAGCTCCTAGCAGCTCAGCAATTCCATGCTCAGTTTCTAATCTAATTGACTCTTCAATTTTCTTCATAGCCTGGCCCAATGGAAATCCGATTCCCACCTTTCTGGCTATAGAGCAACATGGTTGCTTATCATAAGAATCATTTGAAGCGTGTCTTTCTTTTCCTTTACCATATGCTGCTTGGTTAAAAGCTTCGATAAGTGTCTGTAAAAGAACTTCATAATTCTTTTTGGTTTCCTCATGTAAATATACCATCGGAATTATCTTGTCGCCAGGCTTTATGTAGAGGCTCTTGGAAACAGTACAAAATTCCAGTTCACATTCTCTGCAGTCAGACTCTTCATCACAATGGAACTTTGGTACTGACATTTTTGTTTTTCTCCCCTATTTTATAGATTTCAAAGTAATAATGACCACCTCGCTCAGACTTCTGCCAATAGAGATGCCAAAACATATTTTTGGCTAAAGAGTCAATTATAGACTCAGCCCCCGACCATCCCCCACAGTGCAAGGCTAATTTATTACCTTCCAACACAAAATAATTATCCCAGGGCCATAATTTCCTAATATATAATACAAGTACCATAGGATCATTTCTTACAGCATCGTATGTTTCAATGAATTCCAAATCTTCTTCAGTTGGGTAGGTGTTGTCCATTCTATACACGCTCATATATGATTGTTTTTACTTCCCTAGGAACAACTTCACAAATAGTGGCAGGGTCGAATTCCCAGCCCTTATCATAAGCTGAGTCGTCCCCTGTAGTACGACCTTGTAAAAATCCTATATACACACTGTCAATTTCTACTACTTCAAAATATTCCGACCACCAACGATGTTCTGAATATAGTTTTGAATAAATAACATCTGACTCCATTAAGGTTTCTATTAAATCGGCCTCTGAAGTTCCATATCCGTTTTTAAGATTATACTGCGTTAGATGCTCCTTAATTCTGTTGTCCATTATTTACCGTCCTTATGATACCAGATAGCCATAATAATTCCATTCATTAACATAACAGTAGCTAATACTTGAGAATTAATAATTATTGCAACCAGGCCCCCAAACACACACACAATACCAGCAATCTTATTCATTGTTAGCCTCCTTTATCTCTACAAATTCCCACTCAAAGTCGTAATCCCCCTCGAATGTTTGCCAACTATGACCCACAGGCCTATATAATTTTCCATCTTTTAAAATATTAGAGCACGGAATTCCATTTTCCTTAAAAAGATCTATTTCTTCTCCGAACAAATCAAACCAAAAAGAACAAGTTTCACATTCTCTGAGAAGTTTACAAGATTTCTTTTTTAAAAGTCTTAATCTCGTAACTTCAGTGATATCTTCATTTCCTGATATGAAGGCTGAACGTTGGCATCTAAACACTAAACCTTTACAATCATGCGTACCATCTCGTTCTTGCTTTATGTTTTCCAAAATAGAGTCTAAGTTTAACATTTTTATTCTACCTCCTCAAACTCAATTTTTAATACACAACCAAGTTTTTTGGCTATCTTTTCCATTATTTCAAGAGTTAAATTTACTTCTCCATTTCTGAGTCTTTCTATAAAAATTTGATTAGTACCGATCTTTCTTTTAAGATCGGCATTAGAAATGCCCTTCTTTTCTATAAGAGCATTTAACGTCTTAGTGAAATTTATCTTCGGCATTAATCCTCCTTAGTTTCGTATGAAAGGGTCCATTCATTATCTACTGAGTTATATAGCGCGATAACCGTCATGTCTTTTCCGCCCATCCTGATATAATCATTACCTCCATCAACGAAGGTTTGATTATCACAAGAACACATAACAAAATCATGTCTGTACTTAGACTCAAGAACTTCACCACATTTTAGACATTTGACTTTAGACATTAAACCCTTCTTAATTTATTCTAACTATTTTATATTGTTCATAAATTTCTGTAATGTCTTCCCGAATAACTTCCCGTGTTCTATAGTTAGGATCTTCATGAAAATTTTCCACAGCACAATCTAAATCTCCATGCTCCTTTAAAATCTCTTGTAGCTTATTAATAACTTCGGTAATTTTCATATTAAACCTCCTATGAGAACATCCGATCAATGATTTCGATCAGATAAGCGGAGTTAACTTTTACAGGGTCTTTTTCCTTAATCTTATCAATAACTTGCAGGAAATACGCGCAATCTACACCCGTGAGTTGATCTTGTAGAACCTCTATGTTAGTAAGATCTAGTTCGTTAATTTGCATCAAAATCTTAAGTATTTGTCCTGCATTTATGGTCCACCCACGTCTAATGAACTTTCTTAAACGAAAAATTGAACATACAGGGTATTTACTTCCGACATAGACTAATTCTCTAGACAAAAGAGCTTCCAAAGCCTCTTTTTTGAGTTCTAGTTTTTTGTCCCAAGATGTCCAAAATTGAGTACAATGGACGAAGTCGTAATTTTTATGAATTTCCTCCGGTTCTCCAAAGAATCGTAAAACTAATTGAATTTTCCCAGATAAGGTTATCGCGTTTGTCGAAAGAAAAACAGGTCTATATTTGTTTTTGCCTTCGTCCTCAGTTTCTAGTGCTAGATTTTCTGTTTCTTCATATCTATCCTCGATTTCTCCAGGATCTGTCATTACTTCGCCAACATAAGCTTCAGCTTCTTCCTCTGGCCTAGCTTCGAAATATTCATATGGCTTATCAGCTCCGTCTTCACTAGCAATCCCAGCCGACTGAATAACTACTTTAACTCTATCAAACTCTTCCACAACACGGATTTTGCATGGAATGCCGTTTCGGTTTTTAGGCTTAAATCTCTCTACATAGTATTTAGCTATTGTTAGTGTTGCATCTTTTGTTCTAAAATAAATATCAAAATCATTAACCTTCTCATTAAGAAGCATAGAAGCTATACAACCACCTGTTACAATTGTGTTGTCTTCTGCTAGTTTCTTAACAACAGGATCTTCAATTGTTTCAGTCCAGCTTTTTATTTTTTTTGAAATTATAGCCTTGATTGTTTTAGCTTTCATTTATAAACTCCTTAGAATTTGGTGGAGCGGGGGCCGGTGATGAAACCGGATTTCCAGTCGGGAAGACCGTATTTTACTTTAAATTACCCCCGCATCTGAATAGATTATATCACTTTGGCGGGATGAAGTAAACTAAAGAATTTGGCAATAATCACCTTTAATGTAATTATTTATATCATAAACTCCTTCTAAAACAGTAAAAGTATTGTTTTCGTCGTGGAGAAATTGGATAACATATTCTGATACCCCAAAGCGTTTAAGATGGTCCTCAAGACTTTTTTTAGTTTCGTAATGTCCTACATATAAAGAATTTTTTACTTCAAAATGAGTATCTATGGGCCTAATGTATAGATCATGTGCTTTTTTTGAAGATAGTTCAAAAAAAGAAAACTTTGATAAGCATATCCATTGACAATAAAGCCCAAGCTTATGTTGGAATTCTATTACAGAATCTTCTCTCTGGCCGTCTTTATACTTCTTTTTTTCAGACCCCCTAATTCTCGATAACTCTGATAAAATTAAGGGGTCTTTTAAAAAAGATTTAAAATCATCATTTTCAAAATTGAAATAAGATTTTATCCCAATTAATTCATTGATGGTTTTTATGTAATTATTAGTTTTTATATTCTTCATATCTATGACAATTTAAAGCTAAAGCATTGTATAATACTTCTTCAAACCTCAATGTTAGTTCTTCATATTCTCTCATATCTTCTGTTGCACCAAATAGAAGGGCATACATTCCACAAACAGCACCATGAACACAATTAATACAGGTTTCTCTGCCTTCATTTTCTTTTAATAGTTGATCATAATTGACATACATTTTACTTTTCTCCTTTATGGATGTATTTGTTTTTCTGTTGGAACACATTCTACAGCAAAAGGCCTGCCGAGGACATTAGAATATATCTTTACATTCATACCTTGTTCTTCACACTTCTTGCATTTCTCAATTATTACTTTAGGGGAAAGGCCGGGATCTGAACACCCAAATAAGACCACAAAAGCTAATATCATGAGACTATATTTAATCATTTTTTAATATAGTCCCCCCAACAATAGGATGTATATCACCACGGCCATACCAAGTTTCTCTTTGTTGTACAGCTACATTAAAGGCTTCTAAACACGATAACATATACTGTGCTAAGCACCAATCCGGGGTGTTAGATGCGTTTTCTGCACTAGCGCAATTCAATACTCTTGCTAATTCTCTTTCTAAAGATTCCATCTACTTCTCCTTTATGTTAATGATGTCGACCCAAATCCACCAACATAGAATATGTTTTAACATTATTGCAGCCTCTCTAGTCCTTCTTCGTATTCTTTTATAGACCTTTTAGCCCAAGTCAAAATCTCTTCTGAAGGAGGCTCTTGAGGAATGACTACACTGGCTATCACAACAAAGAATGATGTATCATTTAAAATCCCTCGTTGTCTATCCCTTACCGCTTCGGCAATTAAATCTAGTTTTTCTTTATCATTCATTATTTTACCCCAGTTGAACCGAATCCACCAGACCCTCTATCACTATCACTAAGCTCTTCAACTTGTTCTGGAACCCCAGTCCAACAAGGCAAAACTAACATTTGAGCTATTTTTTCGCCTTTAGGAATATAGATCCAGTCGTCCGCGTCCGACTTCATTACAACATGACAAATCCCTCGATATGCCGCATCGATGATATTACCCTTAGTTTGGTATCCGGTATTATATGCCCTACCACTTTTATCTTGTACTATTAATACATAGCCTTCTGGGAATTCTACAGAAAATCCAAGAGAAATTTTAATCGTAGACCTACTAGGAATATTGACATTTTCAATAGAATAGACATCCATTCCAGCATCCCCAGAAAAAGCCCTTGTTGGCATTTTTGCGTCTGGGTGTTCAAGTTTTACTTTAAGATAGAAGTTCTTCCATAAAAATGTATCTGTTACTCTGTCCAGTTCTCTTTTTGCTTTAATCAACTTTCCCATTTCTTCTAGATCTACTGACATATCTATCTCCTTAGTCTATTATCCCCAATCTCTTTAACCCAGATTCTACTTTTTCGTCAATGGATTCTTTATCTAATTGATATAATGCTAATAAGCTTATAGCGGCAACTTCTTTATCGTCGTATTTTGTAATTGATTCTTTATGGAATTTTATTGCGGCTTCTCTTTTAGAGCATTCTGAACATTCAACTTCGTACTCTTCTTCTACAATATTTTCCATAAAGAAATCAAGAAGTATTTGACCTAATTCTTGTGGTGTACGATCATTAAACCATTGTTCAAAATCTTCAGAAGTCATGTTATCTCCCTTATTAAGGAATCTATATTATATCGATCCTCGTATATATCAAATTCTCTTATATTAAACTCTTCATTTACATAATGCTTAAGTCGATCAACTGATTGTTTTTTAAAATATTTTGTGTGATCAATTATATCTATAATTTCAGCTCCAGTATCTTTTGTATCATGCTTTCTTAACGTTCTTCCGATACTTTGAAGTATTCGTATTTTAGACTTATACGGAGCTGCAAAAATCAAATATTTTAAAGAAGGTATATTAATTCCTTGTTGGAATATTGGATAAGTGGCTATGAGAACTAAATCTGAATCCTTATCCATGTTCTTACGCCATATCTCTCTTTCTTCTGAAGGATCCTTACCAGATAAAAATATTACTTCTTTATTTGGAAGTTGTTCTTTCAAATATTCCAGAAGAACTTGTCCTTCTTTTCTTACCATCCCTACTAAAATTAAAAAATTAGAGTCTACCTTCTCTACGATTTCTTTGATAAAATTTAATCTGAATGGAATATTGAAAATCTTTTCTTTCATTTCGGCATATGTACCACCATACTTGTTACTATAATGCATGTTAACTTGATTTACATTGCAATAGCTCACGTATCCTTCGTCTGCGAGCTTTGCTGATGATATATCTAAAAGTACAGGACCTAAAAACGACATAATATTCCAGAGATCTAGTTTATTATCAGGCAAAGTTCCAGTAAATCCAAATCTATATCTCGCTCTAGGCATCTGAGATAAGAGAGTCCTCACCACGAGAGCTTTTACAGAATGCGTTTCGTCGCAGATTACTGTGTCATATAGATCCAACTTATCTAAATTATTAGCCAAAGTCTGCCAAGTACTTATTACGATTTTCTTATCGAATTCTAAATTTCCATCTCCTACTTTTCCTATTTTCGCAGGATCTATACCATATTCTATCATATCTGAATGAAATTGTTCTATTAAAGAGATGTTTGGAACTATAATTAGTTGTTGTCTGGTTATTTTCTCTAAGTTGTTGATAATAAAGGAAACCCCGAGTGATTTCCCAGACGCTGTAGCCGAACGTATTATACCTCTACCGTATTTTAATGCTTTTTCTACAATCTCTTTTTGATACGGTCTAGGCTCTAAATTCAAATCGTACTTAATATCTACATTTGCCCCGCTGAACAATAACTTAAGTCCTGGGTCTAGGTCTAATTCTCTACCAGCAAATTCACTTTTATGAAACCTAAGGAATTCAGGCAATACACCATACGGCAAAGTTCTTTCTCTTCCGTTAAATATACTTACCCTCCCATCCCATATTCCTGACCTAAATCTTGGGTCAAATATATATCCTGGAGTATGGTCAGAAAAATACTCCTTCAAGGCCCTTAGATAGTCTAAGTCCTTAGTATGGAACTTAAGATATAATTGATTATGGAGAGTAACCTTAATCAAAGTAACTTCCCCGCGTCGAGGTAGTTTTTTATCGACCACGACTGTTTATCTAAGGCTTTTGCTGCTATTTCAAAAAAACCTACCCGAACTTTTTGTTTTGCAATTAATTTTTCAATTTCTATCATTTTTTCATCATTCGGAATATAATATTTTTCAATTTCTTGTTTATTCAAGTTTCTTTCGTCATTAAATTTGAATTTATCATATAATTTACACATTAATCTATCTTTTAATGATGAAAGATAATCTAATTGACTTTTTTCTTTATAATACAAATCTTGATATTGAAGAAACAAAAATGCATTTTTTTCAATTTTGTTTTGAAGATCAAATTCATTAAAAGCTATTTGGTCCTCTATAGGATAATCTTTTTTAAGATCTTCTATTATTTTTTTATATTCTTCCGTTTTCATATATATTTTCTTCTTATAATTTCGTTGTACCAAGCCTCCCACCACTCTCTATCGCCATTTGCTACACCATTACACGACATACAAACAGTAATCAAATTTACAGGTCTACAATCTTTTTTATCATAATTTATATGATGTAGACACAATAATGTAAATTTCCCACTACAACAAGGATTTTGACATTTACCTCGATCTCTTTCATATTTTAGCCACCTTTTATATTCTACATCTGACCATTGAGTACAATACGGTTCACAACTTATACCGCCCTTCCACATAGGGTTATTTTCACCTTTTGCTACTCCCCTTTTAATTCTTGTTTTACTAATTTTTTGTTTGGTTTCTCCAGTAAATATTATTCCTATTCTTGCTTCACCCATTTTTTTCTTGGTTTCTTCTGAATGTTTATTCCCAGTATTTCGTTTCCATTTTTTTGATGTGTGATGACAATTATGAGAACAAAATACACTATTTTTATATCTACCTAAAAAATTTTCACCACACTCTAAACAAGACTCAAAAAAGTGAAAAGTCATTCCCCACGCCGCGCGAAATGTACCTCTTTTTTTATTATATTTCATCCCTTCTAAATTATCCCAACAAATCTTCATGAATTAATTATATCACCTCCACATATGTATGTAAATCTTCAAAAGTATTTATTTTTAGTTTCAGAAAACCTCTGAACATGTTATAATAAACTAAAACCTTGGAGGTAAACTATGAAATTATGGAGACTTATAAAAAGTGGAAAGGTGCAGAAAGATGAACATGTTTGTTTATTAATACGGGCAAAATCTGAAAAGTCGGCTAGAATCGTCGCTCGCACATTTGCAGATGAATATGATGAACCTAATCTCGCAGATAGTTGGTTAGACCCAAAACAGGTTATTTGTCAAAAAATAAAAATGGAAGGACTAGAAGAAGTTTTAATAGAACAAATATAAACTAAAACCTTGGAGGTAAACTATGAAAGTTGTCGCGTATTCTAAAAAGACTGGGTGGTTTACCGGCGAACTCAGTCTTGAAAAAATGAAGATCTCTAAGAAAAAAAGTATAAATAAACTGTCTGAGGGGAAGGCAGAAGATACCATAACCATCAAGAGATATATCAAAATCAATAAGTTGGACACTACCGAAGAGGTATTTTACAAAGCCCTCAAGGTCGATAGGCTGTATATTGATCTTAAATTCGAAGAAAAAAAGAAAAAGAACGAAGAAAAAGAGCCTGAAACTGAAGAGGTTGCTAGTGAAGCAGAAAAGAAGTGGTGGAAGAAATTAAACAAATTCTGTTTAGGATGTTTAAAAACCTGTAAACAGTCGTCTATGGTTACGGTAATTAAATGTCCTTCGTATGAAAAAGTAGCGTAAAAATACGTTATGGGATTTACAAAATTATGTTTGAATGGTCTAAAAACTTAAATGGCTGGCTTTCTCCCTCAGGAGAATTTTTTGAGTGCGCCCCACTGCATCATGTTGTAATTATAGAACATATTATTAGAAAGCCTTCATATGAAGCTGAGAAAACCGGATGGCTTAAAATCGTTGATGGTCATGTGCTTAACGTTGATAGACCCCCGAATGAGTATCAATTAATTGCTCTAAATAACGCCGGGTTTCTTTGTGATGTAGAAGCAGACTATTTTGGTTCGCCTTTTCATCATGATGGAAGGCTTATTGTATAAAATATGCTCATGTCGCCTAGTCTGGTTGATGGCACCGGATTTGTAATCCGGTAGGAGAAATCCTCGCGGGGGTCCAAATCCCTCCATGAGCTCAAAAATGAAATTTACATTTTAGGAGGCATTATGAAAAGTAAACTGTATTTGTTGATTTTGTCAGTCCTGCTTTCTGGATGTGACGGAGCTCTGGGTAATGTCACAGCTACAGACCCAGCTGAAAGAGGATTATCATATATCGCAGCAGCAATAATAACCCACGCACTTATATCTCTATTTAGAAGTTAAATTTAGGGAATTATATACTTAACTCCCGAAGGAGCTACTTCGATGGAAGAACCAAATTATTCAACGGCCTGTTTTAACTGCGGAGCAACCAATCTGGGGACCAACCTAATGCCTCATCGCAACAAGCGTGGTGCAATGGTGGGGATGATTTTCTCTTGCGAGTATTGCTGGAAAAAATTGGCCGATGCCGAATTGATTATATCAATCAAAGGAGAAATGCCACGCCCACAGAATCAAGGCGGTTAAGGGACTAAAGTATATAATTCCCTAAATTTACATTTGATTTTAGGAGACATAATATGAAATTATCAGATGCCGTTTTACATATTGTTAATATGCAGAAAGAAGCACAACAAACACTAGATCATATACAAAAAAATATTATGTCTAACGGGATATATGATACTCTCGAAACAATAAGACTTGACGGTCTAATTCTAGGATACAAAAGAGCCATCTCAATAATGCATATGATTGATAAAAACTAAGTTTACATCTTAGGAGGTTACTGTATTGTTAGCTCTATTAACGTTGGTATTTATGTGTGTACTTAAAGTAAGTTCGTTAAATGCTTCTTTTCCTCACTGGTTATGGGTAACTATTTTTTGCTGGTTACTTGTAGATTTGGTGTTTGGGGATGGAATTAATGGAAAAACCTGATCCGCAATACCTTGAAACATGTATATTGCAATACATGCTTATAGATAAGCATTATGCTGGGATATGTTCAAATTCCTTCGTTCCAGAGTATTTCGACTTTCCAGATACCAGAAAATCCTTTGAATTCATATCTAGTTATCTAAAAGAATATAATAAAGTACCATCTCCTGAGATAGTTATGAATTCTGTAGAAGGCTCTGAAGATTTGATAGCTGAACCTAATATGGAACTGTCAAAAGATTATGATTGGCTTTTAGACCAAACAGATGCTTACTTAAAAGAAAAAGCTATGAAGGCAGCTATTCTTGGGGCGGTAAATTTACTTGAAGCCGGAAAAGATACTAACCAAATAAGATCTTTAATAGAAGATGCTTTATGTAAAAACCTCAAAATAGATCTAGGAATAAATTATTGGGAAGACCTAGGAGAACGACTAAAGTATATTCTGAGTACAAACGATGATAGAATTAAAACCTGGTTTCCAACTTTTGACGATATTTTGGCTGGAGGGTTTCCAAGAAGAGGGATATTAGGGTGTTTAGTTGGAGGAACTTTCTCTGGGAAGTCGTTAGGAGCAATTAACCTAGGAGCCAGACAAGCTCAACACGGAGAAAATGTAGTAATTTTTACCTTAGAAATGGATGAATATTCTTATTGTAATAGAGCAGATGGAATATTTTCTGGTTTAGATGTAAATAGAATGTATTTAAACAAAGATTCGATAAAGAGCCTATTAACTGAATTAAAGAAGACTAAACAAGAAAATAATTTTGGTAACCTAATTATAAAGGACTTCCCTACTGGAAAGGCTTCAGTAGGAGACCTTATAATATTTATCAGAGAACTTGAAGTTAGAGGAATTAAACCTAGTATCATCTATGTAGATTATATTAACTTAATGGCAGGAAAATATAAAGAGAACAGTTATCTTAACATTAAGACCTTGGCTGAAGAATTAAGGGCTATGGCGGCTTTATTCGGAATTCCGATAATTACTTTTTCGCAATTAAACCGTGAAGGTGGTAGAATTTCTCTTCAGGATTTAGGATTAGGATATGTTAGTGAGTCTAAGGCGTTAGAAGATACCGTTGATTTTATGGCTATTATTGGAATAGACGAAGACTCAATAACTTACGAAAATATGTTATTTTGGAAGATTGTGAAGAACAGAATTAGTGGAAGAAAGGACACATTGCCTTTATATGTAGACTTTAGGTCTTTAAAAATGTATGACGAAACAGAAATTGATTTGTGGATAGCTGATTCAGCAAAATCTGGAGATACTAGGAATATTTATGAAAGAAGAGAGTAACTATTCTTTCTCATTAAGGAAGTTGAAAACTGCTTGTGAAATACTGGTCCATATCTTTACTGCCCTTTCCCTTTCAGGGGTCATAGGGCCGCCCGGAGCAAAATCATGATAGAAATGATTAAATACAACCTTTCTTATGTTGTTTGATTCTGACTGCGGCAAGATCCACAATATTTCATTAAGCCCATTTAGGCTGTGTTCAAAAAACTCTGCAGGATAGCGTATCGAAGCAAATCTAGGCTCTACGTCTATAGTGGAGTAGTCAATGGGTAAAATATATTCATCAATAAAAGTGTGTATTTCTTTACTAAGAAGTCTAACCCACCTATAATTTTTAACTTTGTCCTTTAACTCTGGATTAATTCTTAGTAAAGTATGAATTTTACGTAAAAGTTCGATGTGTATATCGTTATATGCTAACGGAAAATACCCATAACGACTTCCAATTTTGATTTTAGGGTCTGGAAGAGTTTTTAATAGGTCTGTAATTACCTTGGGCTCGATTTTAATGTTCATGTCCCTAAGTATTTTTACTGAAATACCCAAATCTTTACCCTTATAAACCACGGTGTAGGTGTTATCATTTCCGATAACAAGATATTTTTTAAGGAATTGTAATACTTTAGGGTAATCTTTAGCTTTCTTAAGGTTTTCCCAAGTTCCATTAGTTAAAAGAATGTACTCTGCAAAATCATCTGGATCTGTAGGAGGATTTTCTGGGTCATATATTCTACCCATAGCATGAATTAGTCCTATGTTGCCTAAATTGCGTACTTCTTTGAAATTTATTCCTTTAATTGGATTTAATACAAAATCCTTACAGTACTTTATATATTTTTCGTCTACAGCCCTATTTCCCTTTCCCTTAATTTGATTAATGGTATTTTCTCTATGTTCTATGGTACAATGAGGCTCGTTCTTTTTGTCCCTAAGACTATAAATCTTGGTATTTCCAGATGAAACTCTATCATAATAAGACCCTACACAATGGCCCATAATTTTGCCTTCTCTATCTAGAGACAATTTACTTGTAACCTCTACCCACCTAAACCCATCCGGGTATTTTCTTAAGGTTTTAGTTCCTGTGTTGTCTTCAACATCTAATGCCTTTTTATTTAAATTCTTAGTCCATTCGTCAGATTGCCTTATAGCTTCAGGAACCGAAATTCTAGAAATGTTAATATTAGGATTTTCTGCGAAATAATCGAGAACATGAGTTATTTGATTCAAAAATCCTGTAGATATGGCAATCCTAAATAGTTCGTCTCCTCTATCCATAGCTTTTTGTATCCAAGGTTTTTCTTTTTTATGATGAGCTATTACTTGTTGAGAGTAAGCTTGAGTATATTTTTGTACATCAGGATATTCTCTTAATAGATAGTTCTTAAGATTAGAATCAACCCATTTTACAATCTTATTTCTATGTACATCTGGAATACCACGAACAACGTCATTTTTTAGAGATCTGAGAAAAAAATCTACATCCTCAGTATTAACTATATTTCTTTCTAAAAGTAGGTAGTCTAAGAACTTCATATGATTATATCCAATTACTAGGGATTTTTTCCCAAAATTCTCTTATTTGCTTAGCAGTAAGTTTTCTAATATATGAATTTAGAATTTTTCTACCACCCTTAAAGTCTCTTAAATATTTTTTCCAAAACTCTTCATAGGTATATTCTAATCCTTGTTTTCTAAGTTCTGTAAATATACTATTTTGCAAAAATGCTTGTCCTATATTTGTAGGTTCAGGTTCAAATAAAACAGTTAATATTTCTATCATAATATCTTTGACTTTAGGATTACTTTCAGCGTCTTCACTTTTATATACTTTTCCGTCATCTACTTGTATAACATTTTCGATATTTTGTAAATCATAAATTTTACCAAACTTTTTGCTATTAAGAAAGTCTATTACATAGTCTCTATACTTTTTATCTACAGAACCATTAGCCTTGCCCTTAATTTGGTGAACTTCATTACCGCTTACCTCTATTGTACAGTGAGGTTCATTCTTTTTATCTCTCAAACTAAAAATTTTAGTATTTCCGCCTTGCACTTCATCACAATAAGACCCAACACAATGTTTCATTAACTTGCCTTCTCTATCTAAGGCTTGTTTACTAATTACATCAACCCATTTAAATCCGTCTGGATATTTTTTTATTATTTTAATTCCACCAGCATCTTCTTGATCAGAGGCCTTTTTGTTTAGTTGCTCAGTCCATTGTCTACTTTGTTGTATAGCTTCTCTAACCGAGATCCTAGAGATATTAAGGTCTGGGTTTGCTTGAAAATAGTCTAAGACGTGATCTATTTGATTTTTAAACGCGTAGGGTATTTCTATATTAAGAAGTTCGTCTCCTCTATTTTTAGCTTTAGCAACCCAAGGTTTTTCTAATACAGCTAACTGCAGTTGAGCCGAAGAGAGTTTTGTTACCATATGGTATTCTCTAAGGAGAAAATTTTTCTATCAATTTAGATCAGGGAATTTTTAACATAGAATATGGTAATCATTTTGATAATTGGATCAAGATTTCTTTACCATATAAAGAACTAAATAAAAATGCCCCAGTTCTTAAACTTCCGATTAATCAACATAGTCAAAGTTTAAAGTATAGTAAATGGGATAGAAAACAAAGTATTAGAATATTTAAGACAGATGATAAATATTTTTTACAGTTTGTCTATGAAAAAGAAACCCCAAAACTCAGGGCCAAAGGTTCTTCCTTAGGCATAGAC